AATGTGTACATCGCAGACGGTGAAGTGCAGGTTTATGACAGCAATGGCTCTCGCATCCGCACCATCCATGTCCCGGAACGTCCCTCGACCCTGACGATTTCCGGAGACAAACTCTACATAACAGCACGGAAATCCATTTACCGCGCTGACCTGTAAAGTAAAATATTCACAGCGTTCGGAGCGTAGCGACGCAAGGGGTCTGGGGAGAACGCTCCCCAGTGCCCCACCGGGGCTGTCCCGTGAGGGACTGGGGGTGTATAAAAGGCACGAAAGGACGGCATTTGCCGTCCTTTCGTGCCTCAGGCGGGAATCGAACCCGCACGGACATTTCTGTCCAAGGGATTTTAAGTCCCTCGTGTCTACCATTTCACCACTGAGCCATAATTCAGGATGTGGTTAATCCTGAAATATAAGTACAAAGATTGTGCCTATAATTTATATTAGACCTATGGTAGAGAGTTGAACTCTACTTTATATATGCTAGAACATATATACCAACTACTTAACGGTAGTTACATAGGCATACCTTCATTACATCACCACCAAGAAGTGTTTACTGTAAAGGGAGCTTTAAAGCAGCTAACTGCGCCTAAGGTTTACGCACACGGCTACATGTATTTTCATGTAGTTACGTAGAAAACTACGCGACATCTTTCCCAGATGCCATTAGCATATAAATTATATTCTAGTATAGCTTTATATACAAAATTCCGGTTTAAGGATAACCGGAAACCTAAAAAACTATTCAGCAGTCTGCTTTTCAACAGTCTGCTCCTCAACAGTCTGCTGGAGAACGGCCTTGTAACAAGAGCCGTTTACGTATGGGTCAACTTGCTGACCCTCTCTATAAGTAGAGAAGGTATCTACTTTAGTCCCAGTTATCACCAATGTGTTTCCAGCAAGTGCTCCTGCCAATTCGGCCAAATCTGAATATTGCTGGATCCAATCATTGATGTATTCCAGCGATTCTCCAACTTTCGTTCTTTTCATAAGAAGAGATAGGTCGATCCATCCCTTTGAAGATTTTACCTCCACCTGGAGGTAATTATTCTCAGTTCCCCGAACCTTACGGGACTCGTAACGCAGCTCGGGGTCTGCGTCAAATCTGTACTCCCCTGGGAGCAATACTCGCCCGCCAATAGGGCGGACTTCTACTACGCCAGCGTCAGCCGCCTGGCGGAACTCTGAGACCTTTGATCTAGTTTTAGACATACATAAAAAAATTTAAATTATCAAATGTCAACTGTCCTGTTGACTAACCAAATATGTAAACTGGTCTTAGTAGGTGGACTAAAACAAGGATTAAGACATCCTATTCATTGGAACACCAAGCACATTGGCTGTGTCTTGGTGTCCAATAGCGGACGTTAATCCTTGTGGCAAGGACTTCACTTCAGTGAAGCGGACTTCCGTAGGGAAGTCCTTAATCATCTGAAGCGAGAAGGCATTCATCAGATATGCCATATCCATGTCCTCCTATTATTAGCTCTTTGGGTGGTTTACTCCCACCCAAAGAATCCGTTTAGCAACCACGCACCGCTGCTGTTGTGCGCCTCATATACTCGGATTGCCGCGTATATGATTCTCTTCCTGTTGGAAGAGAATTTAGGAAACGCGTCAAACCCGCGGTAGCGGATTTTCGCGTTGGTCTCGCAAGACCTTTCAAAATTGGTCTTGTCAGCGTTAAGGTACGCTGAATAAAATGAGAATTCCATCTCATTTATGGCGTACCTCAACGCCTCTTTGTGATAATTGTTCTTCGTCTGAAGAACAATTTGAGAAGCCCTGTTAAGGACTTCTGTGAGGGTATAAACCCTCAGGTTAGCATCCGCGTTGCGGATAGAATTAACATTACTTTGAGTTGACTTCTTTGCCATAACCCAAATAAACCCTCATAACCTTTCGGGCGATAGGACTATTTAACGCATAGTTGCAGTAACAAGAATTATAACAACTTGACTTTGTGGTAGTTATCAGTATAATAACTATTGAGTACTATACTTCCTCAACCTTAGCCGTTTCCATTCAAGAAGTCTTTCTTCTTGTTATAAAACATTCCAGTGTTGTCTGGGCTCCAGCTCGTCTACAAGCGTCTTTGTTGTTTATCGCACAACTGCGGGCAACTGTCTGCCATGTGGTTATCAGAAGAATCGAACTTCTGCTTGGCACCAAGCATAACCATTTAATCTTATGTTTGCCTTGGCAAGCACAGGATCTAAAGAACTGCGATTTGGCACATTAATCATTACGCAGATTTCAGATTAATATGGACAGTTTGTCTGTGAGCGTCCTGTCAACTCACTTGAGCCGTTTGGCTTTTTCTCTGGATCGGCCTCCAGATAGGCCCATCTCTCTCAGACTGTTACCCAACGGTAACAGCGGCTTGAAGAGGCCGTCGATGCGTAGACTTTGCTACACTTAACGCCCTTCTTCAAGCTCTCGAGGATCTCTCCTGCTGGCCTCATTTCGAAGCCAGAGAAGATGGCATTGTTGACCAGCTCACGCTGGTCTTCAATGTCCTCGGGGCTGAAACCGTTCTTAGGTAACGGGAGCCTGAGAAAGGCTCCGAGAGAAGTCCAAATAGTGAACTTACGTCCACCTCTGGCCAGCTCAAAGGAGTACTCCATGTAAGGAGCGATTCCTTTTGGGCTCTTCTCTCGTGAGTTGAGGCCTTTGGAAGACACGTTCAAACGAACGATGTCTCCCTCCTTGAACCATACAATGGTTCTAAGGTTGTGGGCCTCAACCCGAGCCTTCAGGGCCTCGAGCAGAAACTGCTCGGAAGAACTAATCTTCGCCATAACCCATAAAGGTTTTTGTGACAAAACAAAACTAGTGTCACAATCTAGTGCCTCAGTTAGGCTAAACTCGTAGTGAAACGCCAAGGCGTTTCACTGAGTTGACTAACTAGGCAACACACCTAGTTAGTAGGACAACGTCTTCCGTTAGTAACCCAAATAGCCCATATACGTAGTATATGGACCAGATGGGTCCTCGGAATCGGTTTTCTCATCCTACGGATGCAAACTGGTTTTAGTTTTCCCATTGAGAGACCCCGGGGGTCTCGAGAATGGACACTTAAATTCTCACTTCAACCTCCACAAAATTTTTTCATTTTCCCTAAAAATAGGGGGGGGGATTATAAATATTTTTTGTATATTTGTAAAAATTTTTATATATGCCAACTTTAGATGAACAAATACAACAATCCATTTCGGATTGAAATAAACAACAAAAAGATGAAGAAAGAGCAAGTAGAAGTGGGTTATATAAATTCTTGAGTTATGCTCCACTTATAGGAACCTCTTTTGATTTAGCAGATACTTTTCGAGATCCTACTTGGGAAAATGCTTCTCAATTTGGGATTTCTTTAGCGAGTGACTTAATTGGAATGAAGGCAATAAAATCCTTATGAAAAGAAGCTTTAAATTCTGCTCCACTTCCAATTAGACCTAGACGGAGATTTGGATTTCTTAATAGTTGAAATATTAGGCACAATCTTCCTACTCTAACAAATACAGTAAAAGCCACCCTAGCAACAACTCCAAAAGTAGTAGATCCGATACTTAATAGCCAGCAAAATCCACTTTTCGAGAAGCGTCAAACTGATTCGACTTTTGATGCAACCAAAAGATATAATATGTAAACAGACAACTCACAGAATGATTAAATTAACAAACAATGCCAATACAACAAACAGATAATACAAGAGTAGCTAAAACTCCAGTACCTACTGGAAGTTATACTCATTATGACCCAAAAGCTCCAAAACCTGGAGCCACACTAGATACAGGAACAATTACAGAAGATACTTCTAATCCAATTAGAAGAGCAATACAGAATTATACAGCTAGTTATTTAAACTCTAATTTTGCTAATTCTCCTTTCATGGATGTTATGCGTTGATTACCTGGACTTTCTTATATGGAGAAAGTTGTTACTGGACAACCAGTTGGAGAAAATGAAAGTTTGAGTATGATTTCTCCAATAAAAGTAAATCCAAAATACTATAATCAAAATGGAAAAATTAGTTTACAATTAGTTTTACCTGACATAAATAAAGGTCGACAAGAGGCAATTGATTTTTTAAGATCTGATGTAAAAGCTGCAACTGATACATATAATAAGCCCTAGCAAACCGACTTGGACTAAGTCATTTTCGGTCCTACACAAAAGGATCTCCTGCAAGAGCTTCATACCCTATGTCAAGGCAGTCTGTCGTTACTCAGTCTGATCCTAATGCAATTTGAATTGGAACTGATCAAAATGGTTATTGAGTAACTCCAAAAATAATAGACGGAAATGCGTTAGGCAGAGTGTTTCTTGTACAAGATGCAGGAAAAGATTTAATGACAATTTCTCTAAAAGGAAATCCACAAAACTCTGCATTTCACGAGACGCTTCATAGAGGCAGTTATGGTACCGTGCCTAATATTCCAATAAATACTGAAGAAAAAGCAAGGGCTGCAGCTCATAATAGCATATTTTATATTTGAAAAACTAATAAAATTCTTAGAGATAATTATGGAACAGGATATTTATCGAATCCTGCAGAGGCAGCAGTTAATGCTCTAGAAATTGGGAAAATTATGGGCTTGACTCCCGGACAACCTTATCCTGGAAAAACAAGAGCACTGCAAATGTTCTCAGATGCAATTAATTCTGGACATTATAAATTAAACTTTTTGAAAGATTATAAATGAGAGACAAAACCCAAAAGAGTGTGAGATGCTCTTACGGGAAAGTATTACATACTTCCCGCGATTGGAGTTGTGGGGGCTGCCACATTAAATAATAATGAAGATGATAATACAAGAAAGTCCAAATAATATATATTTTAAAATAAATTTCACAAAACCAGAAGATTATATGAATGAAGATTTATCTCTTTTGAATGGGATTTATCCTAAATGTTTTCAACAAAAAGAAGATCTCCATAAATATATAAATAAAGAAAAACTCCAAGTCCTTGAAGATAAAGGCTTTATAACCTTTTATAAAAATAATAAATTAATTAAATGAAAAGATATTTATCTACCAACTAAAATTAGTTGGTAAATTTTTTTGTACATATCAATTATTTTACTTATTTTTGTTGAAAAACAAAAATAATTGATTATGCCAGAATTATATATCAAAATTAAAAAACCAGCCCCTCTTTATGACCTTCCTATACGAAAAAGGCCTCAGGAGGGGGCTAATGAAAACGAATATGATAAACTAAGTTTTAATCAAGCTTTTGGGAAGGCTCGTAAAGCAGGTTTAAAAACCTTTAAATGACACGGAAAATTATACGGAACTAAGCTGAGGTCAGAGGTACAAAATTCCAGCTCAAAATCATCACAAGTTACAAAGGCTCCTGCCGAGCGAGCAAATTCAAATACAACTCCAGAAACTCCAAGTGTTAGAGTTTGAAACGGAGATCCTTTTCAAAAATATAGTTCCATTCCAGAAGAATATGATAAACCCATAATTAAAAGAACCGATAAAAAAATTGAACAAAAACCGACGGTAATAGATACCTTATATGGTTATTTAAAGACCGCTATAAATGGAGTAAAAAGAAAATTAGATCTTAGAAATGCGCAAGCCGAAGAGTCTCCTAATATGGAAATTCCAAAAATAGATCTTAAAGTTGAACCAATTGAAATTACCGGAGACACATTAAGACAATCCTCTAGAAGATATAGTCTTCCTGAAATTATAGATCTTTCTAAAGTAAAACTAGGATATAGGAATAGAGGAGATCTTACTCCGATTGACACAAAAGCAGGAATTATTACAAGTTTTTCTAAATTTATCCCTTTTTCAACTAGTCTACCAAATGGAACTTACATTGGCATTGATTCCAATGGTAATTTTAAGGCAGGAACAAAAGATGCTTTTAATGAGGGTGATATGATGTCTAGAACATTTTCTAATACCATATTAAATATTTTAAAAGACACAAACGGACGATATAAAACAGTTACATCTCCTAAGAACAAACACTTAGACACCCCATTGGTTACCGTGGTTGATAATGATGGAACCATTCGAGAAAGTAGGGCAATGAATTTTTTAGTCCCAAAAGGAGATACAACTGGAACAACATATGGCAATGCCACTGGCGGTAGAGTTATCTTAAAAGTTGGGAATGAAATAAAATTAGTTTCCGGATCTCTTGATACAGTCGCTAGAGTTTTCGATGAAATGAAAAAAAGAAATAATACAGATCGTGGAACATTCTTCACCTTGGATAATGGGACATACGCTAGAGCTATACGAACTTACGATTCAAAACTAACCTCTGAAGATTTACGTGATTATGATGCACAAAACACAGGAGGTGGAAATTTTTTATATATTCGATCTTAATTATGCCAATATTACAGAAAAGATTAGGAGTTCCATATAAATCACTTCCTAATGAAGATGAATATGACTATTATAATGCTTATGAGGTTCCTAATGGCAATGATCATTGATCTTCTAGAAATCCTTCTACTGGAAGGATTTTAAAATCAGATCAACATCCGACTTTTATGACTTGAACAGTTCCTAGTGAAAAGGATGCTGGTTATCAGTTTTATACTGATCCTTTAGGAAATTTATATTCTTTTGGTTCTGAAGATGAAATTCCTTATCTTGAGAGGCCATTAATGAGTAGAAAAGAGTATAAATTTTCAATGGATCCTGAGGAACTTGCTCTGAGACAAGCTTATATGGAATCTGTGTTTAAAGCAGATGCTGTAAATACCAGAACTGGTCCTGTAGGAATGTTTCAAATAATGCCTGAAAATATTAAGGCTTATCAAAATGAAACTGGTGATATAGGCGATCCTATGGATCCTCATTATAATAAGAAAATAAGAGATTGGATCTGGAATCGATTGAGTAAAACTCAATTAGTTTCTAGAGAACAACCTGAAGAAGTAAGATTAGCTAAACAATTAGCTGCTTATAATTGAAAAATAAAAGATTTGTCAGATCTTTTAGTTAGATTGAAAAGTGAAGGAAAGGATATTTATTCTGATAATTCCTGAATGAATGAACCTGAAGTTCCACAAGAAACAAGAAATTATATAAATTATATTTTGTTTCATCAACCTACAAAATATAGATCTGACGAAGAGTTGAGAAATTTAAGATATTTATACGATGAAGCTTATTCCAATAGGCGAAAGAAGTAATATATATCCGGACATAGTTTATACTCCGGTTGATGTTTCTAAATTTACATCAGATGTAAATACAGAAACAACAAATCCTCTAGAATGAGCTAGAGAAGTTACTTCTACAAATTCCCCTAAAGTTGAGGTAGTTGATTCTCCTGAAACTGAAGAGCCTACAGAGCCATCTGGAAGTTACTGAGATGCCTGAAAGGATGATAAAAAGAAAGACGAAACAGAAGAGCAAAAAGAAAAGAAAGAAGAAAAACCTGAAACAATTACATATAAAGGAAAAGGTTTTGAAGATTTCAAAGCCAATTATGCTGCTGCTGGAATAGATCCTAAAAAATTTGAGTTTTTTGCTTCAATTGCTAAACACGAATCTAATTTTAACCCTACAGTACAAAATAAAACTGGAGCTCCTGCTTTTGGTTATTTTCAGTTTATGCAGGATGGAAAGAAATGAAATAATATTTCAAAATTTGCAGGAGTTGATATTTCTACGTTTAGAAATGATCCCGTTCTTCAAATAAAAGCAGCAGAAAAACTTGCAAATTCTTTCTTGTCTCAATTTACTGAAGCTGATAAAAAACGAGCCAGAGAACTCGGATATACTGATTCTGCCCTAGTTAGAGGGGCCTGATTAGGAGGAGTTAGAGGAGTTAGAAACTTCCTACACAAAGGAATTAATGCTGATGATAAGCATTGGGATAAAAAGAATCATAAAGGTGCTGATATAAAAGGCGCTATGGATCGGGGAAATAATTACTTCAAAAAAGGTGGAATTTTAAATGCCAATATATAATTCAAAAGAAACCTTCAAAAGTGATTTTTATAATAATTACATAAAAATCCTAACTGAAAAGAAAATAGATTTAGGATTTGCTAAATATTTAGTTACTCAGGATGTTTTAGAAAGTAACTGAGGAAAATCTTCATTGTCAGTTTATAACAATTATGGCGGAGTTAAAGCAACTAAGAATTCTAAGTTTGTAGAAATGCGAACTAAAGAATGGGATAAAACTGAGAAGAAGATGAAAACGGTTAAACAAAAATTTAGAGTTTTTGATTCTTCTGAAGATTACTGTAGATATAAAGTTGCTTTACTTGGAAATAGTAATTATAAAACATTTACTAGAAAACCTGAAGAATTTGCTGATAGTTTAACTATTTATGCTAAATATAAATATGCAACGGATCCTAATTATAAACTAAAGATAAATAATTTGTATAAACAAATTTGAGGATAAATAAGAAGATTTATAATTATAATTTTAATCATGATAAAAATTATGGGAATTCAAAACTATTTAAAAAGAGTTTCAAAAGCCACAAAGGATATTAAATCTGCAATTGAGGAGAAAGGAGTTTCAGTTGCACAATGTGATGGTTTTGAAACACTTGCAGATAAGGTAAGGGCTATTCAGACTGGTTCTAGTTCTGATGGTTCTTCTTTGTTTACTGTGCTTGCTTTCAAGTCTTCGCAAACTAAACCAAGCACTCCTACTGGTGGGTCTTTCACTGCCAGTGCAATTTCATACCCTTCTGGATGGTCAGATGGAGCAGGATTGTCCAAATATATTTGGATGTCTTATATTGTTTTCAAAGGAGATGGTTCAGTTTACAAAAATTGGGTTTCACCAATCCTTGTAAATGGAGCTATTGATGATTCTGGAGATCCGATTGACTTAACTGATCTCGCTACTAAAACTTGGGTTGTTGAGCAGATTAAGAATTCTATTAAGAATGGGACTATCGATCTTTCTGATTATGCTACAAAGAGTTATGTAGATGAAAAGATTGCAAGTCTTCCTGGTGGTGATGGCGGTTCTTATGTTAAATCTATCAATGGTTCTACTGGTACTATTACGTTTACTGGTGATGGAGTTTCTCAGTCTGGAAATACTTTTACGTTTAATGCAGGTTCTGGTAGTGGAACAACTACTTCTATTAATGGGGAAACTGGTGCAATTACATTTACTGGTTCAGGAGTTTCTAAGAGTGGCAAAACATTCACATTCTCAGGAGGCTCTTCATCTAGCGATGGAGTTACTAAATCTTACGTAGATACTCAAGATTCTAATACACTAGATGCAGCTAAAAAATATGCAGAAGGACTAGTAACTAGTGCCGGAGTTTCTTCATTAAACGGTTTGACCGGAGCAGTTAAAGTTGTTCCAGGATCTTCCAATGTTTCCGTAGCAGCCTCTGCAAATGGCGAGGTCTCAATTTCGGTTTCAGGTGGAGGTGGTGATGGTGACCCGGGACAAGATGGCGATACTTACAGAACTTTTAATATTTACCAAAATACTGATTCTGATGAAATTGCTCCAACTATTTCAAACGGGACGGTTCCTCCTACATGGGATACGGAAAATAATAAACTCCTTAACTGCCCTTCTGGTTGGGATACGGATCAAGTGTCTGAAAAAGGCAAATATACCTGAATGGCTTCTGGAACGTTCTCGAAGAAATCGGGTGGAAGCATGATCGAAGATTGAACTGGTCCATTTTGTATAACTGGAGAAAAAGGTGTTCCTGGTGCAGATGGTTCTAACTTGGAGTTTATTTATGCGTTGACTTTAGATGAAACAGCTACTCCAGCTTATCCTAAATCTTTAACGGATTTAAAAAACCTCTTTGATGCTGCGGAAGGTGGAGATGATACGGAACATTATGCAGAATATAACGGACAAAAGTGATATGATCGCGCGCAATCTATTGACCCCGAGAATTATAGGACCTGCTGGATGGCACAGAGGGTAAAAATTGCCGGAGCAGAGGATTGAACGTACTACTCTCCAAAACCTGTAATTTGGGCAAATTGAGGCTCGGATGGCCAGGATGGAGATGGGGTTGAATACATTTTCTTCACTACGGATGATGCTCATAAAGATTCCGATGGAAAATGATATAGTGACGACACTGATTATACAATTTCATATACTAAAACCGGTTCCGTTCAGGGTGTCTCGACAAATTATGACAACACTGTTGATGATTGGGTTCCATATGGATGGTTAGATGAGCCAGTAGATATTGATAAAAATATTGCCTTTTTTGAATTTTGCGCGATACGTAAAAAGAAGGAAGGTGTTTGGCAGGAATTTGGAACTCCAATACTTTGAGCAATTGCCGTAAATGATGGTTCTGATGGAAATGGGTTTGAACAAGTCTTTGCATTATATAGAGATTTGGTTAAGGATGAAAATATGAGTGTGGATAACACTTCTGCAAATGCAGATAACGCACACACAACTGATGAATATTTGCCTTTATTTATTTTCAACGGAGTGTCTATTCAGTCTACTGACAATCCGCAATCTGTTTCATCAACAACTCCATATCAATATGTTTCTGTAAGAAGAAAACCTAGGGGAATTAACACTGAGTGAGGAGATTTCTCTCATCCAAGGTTATATAATAATTATACTAAAGCTGCCCTTGACCCAGAAACGCTTGAGGAATTAAAAGATACTGCAACTAACGCTGCTAAAGAATCGATTGAAAACGCAACTAAAGATATTAATTCCGCAAAATCAGATATTGCAGGAATGCGACAAGCTCTAGGTTATCAGGATGGTACATACACTAGGCTAAACGACTATGATGAGACCACTAACACATTAACCACTCAATTAGGTTCAGTTAAAACGGAACAGAACACTATAAAATCTAATATCTCAACACTTCAACAAAGTGAGGAGGCGATAACGCAAAGAGTTTCTGCCCAAGAAAAAACTACAGATTCTATTAATACGAGAGTTGGAACCCTAGAGACAACGGCGGACGAGATTCGAGGACAAGTGACAAGACAACAGCAGTGAATTGATGGTGAAACTTGGAAAACAGAAATTGATACTTCTGGATTTTTAACCACAGATAAAGCAAGCGAACTATTTGCAACTAATGACAATTTTAAAACGGTTACTTCGGGATTAAATCAAGTTACTGCGAAAATGAATCAAATGTCTAATATATATGGTAGATATTTGATGGATTCTGACGGTAATTATGTTGATGGAAACGGTTATATAATTTATACTAATACTGATGCTTCTTCGGCTCTTTATTATAAAGAGGTAGAAAATGTGGGTAAGTATTATACATATAATTCAAGTGACAAAACATATACTGAATATTCTGGAAGTACATCAGATTATCATAAACTCGGTAAAGACCTCTTCTCAGAAGATGAGACCAAAAGAGACGCGGCAGGAGAAGAAATCTCTAAATATGGAGTAATTATTGTAGATAATATTGCTGCAGTGAGGACTGAAGTAACAGAAAAATCTGCAGAAGTTGTCTTAGCTGCGGTTACTAAAAAAGAAACGGCCTCGTTAATTTTGTCTGCGGGCGCCGGAACTGAAGGATCTCAGGCGTTACTTAATGCAGATAATGTCACAATTTCTGCGGATAAAATTGAATTTAGTGATGGAACCAAAGCTTCTATATTATTCGATACCAGTAAAGGTAAGATTAGTGCAGACTTAATTGATACTTCCAGTTTAACCTTAGATACTTTGCAATCCCATGATTTTAGTGAGGTTTCTGGATCAGAAAAGGGATTTAAACTTGATGGATCTAAAGAAGGAAGTTCGTTTGCGCTCTATGGTACTTCTCCGATCTTAGATGAAGAAGGAAATGAAACTGAAGATACTGCAACGTGGTCAATTACAACTGGTAAGGTTTCTCTTCCTGCTGCGTTTATTGCCGATCTTACTGTAGAAAGAATTCATAATTGGGATGGCTCTGTAACAAGTGCAATTGATAAATATTTTAGTATTACTGACGGAGAAACTGAAAATACTAAAATAATGAGTTTGTCAAAAAGTGTCGCTAAGTTTATAGCGAGTGATACGGATTTTGTAACTCACACCTTAACCACAGATGATGGTAATGGAGGACACGTTTACATTGGCAAAGATTTTAAAAATTCTGAGCCAGGAATCATAGTTTATTCAGACGCTTGGTCGGTAAGTCATAAGAATTTAAACCATCAGGTAACTGACTCATATACAATAAATTCTAACAAGTTGACGTTAACTGATACTGGTTCTATTAAAATTAGTAAATTCGGGGCCAGCTTTAGCAATAGAATCGTTGGAAAGGATGTACAGAGAACCGTATCCCTTACGATTACTCTTGAGGGCCCTTCAACAAAAACGTTACTAAGTAAATCCAAGACGGGCACAGGCGCCTCAGGCGGAAAAACATTTAATAACGATGACGATTGGGTAGTAGAAGATCAAACAATTACCGGACTTTCTGCAGGTGAGTATTATATTAAAGCTGTATGATCAATTGAGCACGGTGGAGGAAATGCTTTATACAATAGTAATTATTGGGCTAGCCTTGATGCTATTTCAATGAGGTCCATATATACTTCTGATAAATGAACTCGTGGAGTTTTCATTGGGGCAAATGGGCTCAAAATAGCGAACGGAACGAACACGGATGGAACAAGTAAAGAGTTGAGTGTGACTATTCCAGAAAGTGCTACCGATGACATTACTACGAACGGTTTTGTAATTAGTCCGGATAATTCTGTTAACAAAATTAGAGTGGTATCTGATGCTAGTTATGCAGAAGAATCTGACACACTTTATATTATTTTAAAATCTTAAAATATGCCTAAAGTTATATTAAGTAATGATTCTAGCCTTGTAAACGTTCCTAAATCTGGGAATGGAACAAAAGGTGGAATTCTGTTTAATTATAAATTTGTTTCGGCTATATATAAGGGTGGGGCTACACCTACCCTTATATATGAAGATTCTTCCGCTCCAACATTGTCTTCAGTGGATATGACTGTGCGGTGGGATGATGAGGTATGAGCAGGAACCGAATCTGCTGATAGTCATAAATATGCCGCTGTCAGTACCGAATCTAATCCGCTCCCCGTTTCTGGATATACTTCTGACCATATAAACATGTGGTATATCCGGAGGCGAGAGGGGCATTATTCAAATGGAATTGATATTCCTTTTTGAAACTTCGATTCTTGGGATAATACTAAATCTACATATGGAAACTTATATGTAGATGGTACTCTGCAGCCAAAAGGCTCAACTCTGGGGACTAATACAATGGATTACTCATATTATACAATTCCTGAATGTACTACCGCAACTGGACATCGATATGCTGTTTATAAGCAAACTTTGGAAAATCTGACAACAGACAGAAAGCGTCGTATTTATGAGTATCAAACTTCTGATGAATATTCGTTGTTTGGGCTTGAAGATGATAGCATTTTTTCGTCTGAGACTCCAACCGTAGAAAGGATTGGAACTACTGATAGCCATTCATATAGAATCACCTCTTCAGGAGTATTGATTTTTAGGATGTTACAGTCTTGTCAAATTAATTTAGACGGAGATCAGGACGATTATTATTATTGTATTGCGGATGGAAATTCTCGAACTGCAATGGTTGAGCATTTAACTCTTAACAATATCTCTTCATTACCTTCTACTATGGATGCGCTTACCGCTAATGAAAACTATACTGCAGCTGGTTTTAAGAAATCGAAAGGTGGAACTAAGGGGGTTAAAATTGATGCAGGACAAGTAATGATTCTCGGATGTTTTGGCGGAAATAATATTGACTTTTCATTCGGAGATGTATTTAGTATTGAACCGCAAATATTCTCGTTCACTGGGGTTAGTCAATCTGGATCAATAGCAGTGACCGCTGGAAGTTCTATATCTTGAACTGCTACAACTTCTAATTCCTGGATTAGCATTACTTCGGGAGCTTCTGGAACTGGCGACGGAACTGTAAGATTCACCGCTACTCAGAATACCTCAGGAGGCAGCAGAACGGGACAAATTAAGGTTACTGCTAGCAATGGAATGTCTATGGTGGCTTCCGTCGATCAACAGAGCTACGATCAACTAGTTACATTCACCGATCAAGATCTCGCAGATACATATTTGAGTGAAAACGATTTAGAAAATAGTTACCATTTCTCATATGAAGTGGCAGATACCACTTCGGATCACGAAATTGCAATTCCGTTTGTTTTAACTCAAGAATGCAATCTTGAGCTCACGACTTCAATTAACGGTGATGTTGGACAAGAAGATCCAACTAATTTTGGTGTTGCGATTGCAAATAGTAGTTCGTATTCTCCTAATATTGACTCAGTTGCATTCTCTAATTCACAAGAGAATTCAATGTTGCTTACTTTAAGTGCTAATAGAACTTACTATTTAGTAGTTAAGATTCCTTCTGGAATGAGTATGGCAGTATTTGATTTTCAATTTCAAAGTAAATTAGGATAATGAAACTCTTACAGGTAATTAAATCAATTCTTCAAAATATAATTGATCAAATTGATTCTGGTAATTGTAATATGTCTGACGAAGAGATGCTAAATGCAATTGATATGCTTAGACAATATGCTAATCCTGAAGAGAAATTTAGTAAAGATCAGGTTTGTAGTAAATTAAAAGTTAGTAGAGCTACTTTTGATAACAAAGTTAGATCTGGGAAGTTTCCTAAAGGAAAGAAACAAAGAGGTTTTAAAGAACTATTTTGAACTAATAAAGATTTAGCATCGAATTGCTAAATTAATACAAACAAAGAGACTTATAATCAATCGATTATAGGTCTCTTTTTTATTTTTAGCATTGTTATGTTTTAGGTTATTTTGATATTATATTTGCATTGTGATCACAAAGAATTATATGTTTAACCTAAAACTTTTAAATTATGTCAGATGAAAAAACTTACATCTTCCCAGAAGGAACACCAACAAATAGTACGGATCCTATGGCTCTTATGGCTATGATGGGCAATAACGGGGGCTTCGGCAATGGAAATTGAATTTGGGTGTTATTTCTTCTTTTTGCTTTTGGTTGGAATAGAAACGGATTTGGTGGAAACGGAGTAGATTCTGGTCTTGGAACCGATCTTGTTATGCAAGCAGTAAATGGAAATAGATCAGCTATTTCTGATCTTGCAAATAGACTTAATTGCGATATAAACACAGTTACTACCGCAATTAATTCAGTACAATCTAGTATACAATCTGTTGGAAATCAGGTAGGCATGTCTAGTATGCAGGTAATCAATGCCATACAATCTGGTAATCAGACGTTAGCTGCTTCTTTAGCTGAATGTTGCTGCTCCAACAAACTTTTGATAACCACGCAAGGTTATGAAAATCAGATTGCAACACTTAATCAAACTAACCAACTTGGTAGCAAGATCGATGCAAATGCAAATACAATTAGTTCTCAGATTGCCGCTCAGACAACTTTCTTATCAGATAAATTCTGCGAGTTAGAAAAACGAGAAATGCAGGCTAGAATTGATGCTTTACTTGAGGAGAAGAATACTCTTCAGACTAATATTGCTTTTGCTAATCAAACTGCTCAGATTCAGAATTATATTTCAGGAGTAGTTACTCCGGTAGCAACTGAAGTAGATTCTATAAAAAGAACCTTACCGCAAACAGTTTCAGTTCCTTATACTCCTTATACAGTAGTTCCAAATACCGCTCTTACAGGCTTTTATAATGGATGCTACTATGGTACTAACAACTCTAGCATTTGGTCATAATGGCAACGAGACTTAAGGCGGTTAATCAAAGAGGGTGGCCTACTATAGAAACTACAGGGGCCACCTTAACAGCCACCGCTGAAACGTTTAGTTTCGCCGCACATCCTTACGTAGGAGCACCATTTCAAGGTGGTTTATATATAAAGATTACTGGTACTCCAACAGCTCCATCTACAACAGTTCCAATTCAATTTACAACTGCTGGAGTAGCTAATTCTACCGTAGCAGTTTATAATGCTCAGGGAGTTGCACTTACTACTGCAACTTTCCCTGGAGACGGAATTTATATTGGGTTTTGGGATACCGATACTGGATTACTTAGACTATTAAACGCATAATATTATGTTTCAATCCCTTAGACCAAATAATCAAATATATATTTTAAAGAAGGAAGTTCCTTCATTAGAAATTGGGTCTGTTGTTAGTGTATCAAACCCAATACCGAAATATCCAACGAATTTTGGACAACCTCAAGAAATGATATTAGATCTTGTTGTAAAAGTAAATGGGCAAGATATTCCTTTCCAAAAGATTCCCGCTAATTTAGATATTGCTGATTTTGGAACTTCTGGGGTTGTAATTGCAGATAATAGAGATGCGATGAATTCTGAAATTGCTAGTTTAAAACAAAAAAGTAGAGAGATTTTAAATAGTATTGATTACCATAAAAGAGTAGTTGATAGTTGTGATAAAATGCTTTCTGATATTAATCCTGAGTTTGCGGAGAAACAAGCCCAACAAGCTGAGATTAATGCACTTAAATTACAAGTTTCAGATTTGTCTAAAAATATAACCGAATTACTTAACCAAATTAAAACTAAAGAAAACTATGAGAATGTGGGAAATTAGAGAGAATAGTAAATATGATTCAGATTATAAATCAAGAAAACGCAGTAAATCAGAAGATGAAGACTATGACTGCGGATACGAAGATGGATACAGAGCCGCAATGGAAGAGGCGGAATCATATTCCGGTAGGAGAAGGAGATATTAGTATGAATAGATTAGATTCTTGAGGCACTCTTCCATCAGGTATGGAGGAGTACCTTTCCGTTTATGGATGGCATTTTAGCAAAAGAATGTGCGAATGAGCTTGTTCAAAAATGAAGAAAGAAGTTTCAAATAAATTAACTAAAATTCAACCTTACACGAAAGAAAACGTAGATGAAATTCTAAAACGAAATAATATAACGCTTGAATGTGATTGTGGTTATGATTCTGTTTACGTGGCAAATATGTGTAAAGCTGATTTCCTAGGAAATTCTGTAATTGATGAGCCTCATTTAGCTAGATATATAAAAGATGTATTGGACGATCCAGATGGTTATGACGGCATAGTTTTCACTAGATTTTACGCTGATTGTATAGGTTCTGGAAGGCCAATTATTTGAGAAGATATGTTGTAAAGTTTTGATTTGTTACAATTATTTCTTATATTGTGAGAACTTTAAACAAAAAGATATGAATAAGTGATTATTTTTAAAAGCATTAAAATATTTCCATTTTTAATGGGATTATTTTTATTGCTATTTAACGCAGTATTTTGAAGTAATTGTACTAGTCCAATTAACAATTTAACTGGAACTTCGGTTACAACATCAGTAGTACTTTACACTGCTTCCGCTCAATTGAAGTTTTGCACACTTCATAGACATTTTATAATCTACGATAGTTTAGCATCACTTTGAATTGACATTAAAAAGATTATAGATCCACTAATTTGTTTTAGAATAAATTTCTTCATTGTAGCAATTGGAATTATTCTAGTTATTTGATTATTAGTGTTTCTATTAAGTAAAAAGAAAAAGCCGGGACCATAAGTCTCGGCTTTTATCATTAAAATAATTTCTTTATAAATTTTGTAAACCTGGTTTCTGGAAGCATTAAAAGTACCATTAGTAAAAAGAATAAAAAGGCAAAAACACCTAAAACAATCTCTAAACTAATTCCCACTCCAAAAACACAAAAAGCTACAATCATAATTATAGCTATAATTCAAATTAAAGTTTTCATTATATTGCTCTAAGATTTTTAAATTTTATTTCAAAATCAAAATCTGTTCCTAAAACTTCTCCAGAAGTCCATCAGTCAGAATTATTCGCTTCTATAAACGTAGAAGCAACTTGAAATTGAATTCCATATTTACTTAATTCTGTGGCAGAAGAATAATCATAACCTAACGATTCATTATATTCGTAGCACAGATATGTCTCTCCACTATTTAATGACGTAGAGAAAGGTGAAGTAAGAATATAATTGTTTTTAGCTGCCGAAGCAGTTCCAGAAGTGGGATCATAAAATCCTGCTCTATGTACGTCATCTACTGAAATCTCGGTTCTAGTCCCGTCACTTGCAACTTTAGTACAGGTTACTTCATCATATTTAATTATAAATGAAGAAGTTGCAGATGTTCAGTTTTCAGAAGATAAAATATAACCTTGACTTGGATTTTTAAACACAAATGTAGTTATTGTGTTTCCAGAAGAATCTTGTTCTTGGGAGAAAGTAGAAATAACTCCCTGAGATCCAGAGACACCAGTATTTACCTTATTTTTTCTTGGGAAAATATAATCACTAGAAAGAATGGTACTAGAAATATTATCAGAGTGATCAACGTTAAGCCTATAAGTTGCTATTGGTAAATATTGAGTATTATAAGTGGAATCATAATCGGTTTCACTATTATAAGCCTTGAAAGAAACTCCTCGAATATCAACATAATCTTCATAAACATCAACTATTGCCCCTTCTGAGCAACTATCTGAGTAATTTCCAGAACTTTCTCTAGTCCAACCATATGAATCGGAGCTATCTTTGTGAGAGTCAATTGGATTTGCACATCCAGAAACATGTACGCATCAACCGCCTTTTCCGGAAGATTGTTCGTGCCAAACATTATTAAATTCTGAAAGCGATTGATATTGAGTTCCGTATATTGTAGAATCTCTATAAGTTTCTTGCAATCTTCACTTTCAATGAGAATGTCCAGAAAATCAAATTGTATTTTTATAAGTATCACAGAGGTTTTCTAATGTAGTTAATTGTGGAGTTGCTAATCAATTGGCGGATGGGTATCTCTGTCTAAAATTTCCAGCTCGATCCGGGAAAAACATATGGGTAAAAATAAAACATCTATCGTCTTGATAGGCTTCTAATTTTTCAGTTAATCAAGTTATATCATCAGCTAAATAAGTGGTTGTCCCACTACTTCCAAATGAATAGTAGTTCATTCCAAAAAATATAAAATGATCTTTCTTTCCAGAAGCTAGTGTTTTTGTAAATTCAAAACAAGTTTTATTATCATTAAAACTAATGTTATGTTGATTGTTTTGATTTGTGTTTGCAGTTCACGCAGAAATATAAGAAGTTAACCCAGTAGTTGAACTACTACTAGTTCCGTGGCAATCATGATTTCCAGAAGTAGTATAAACAGGAGTATTAGGAGATGCAGTATTTACCATGTTTTTATACATCTCAATTTCGGTATTTCCTGAAACCATTCCATTCTGAGTAAGATCTCCACAAATTGCTGTAAATTCTACACTTTCTTTTTCATTAAATACTTTTAAAGCATTTTTTAAATCTTCATTATTTTCGGTTGTTTGACTACTCTGTTGATGAACATCAGAAAGTAAACCAAACCTATATAATCGTTCTCCATATTCTGGTTTTAAATTATCAATTGTTATATACCCTTTGAATTCATTATTTGAATCAAATATTCCAATTTTACTACTTGCGTATGGAGCTATGTTATATTTATTAAAAGCGTTATATATTGTTGTCATATTATATTGTAAATGTTGAAATATTTCTAAATGATTCTAATGAAGAATTATTCTCATCAATATATTTTAAAGTATATGTTCCAGAAGAAAGACCGTGATTATCATTAAGTTGTATAATATGTGAATCCCCAGTTACTGTTCCCAATGAAATTGGATCAGGAATTCCATTAAACTTGCTTCATGTAACACAATGATTTAAGATAGTCAATTGATAACAAGTGTTTCCAGAAAACGTAGGAACAATTCCATCTTGGTATACACATCCTTGTGGTAATGTTAATGTAAAATTAGAATTGGGGCAGAAAAATTGGCATCTGTATTCACGACAATCTAAATCAGCATTCTCAGGTAAATTTAATGTTAAACTTTCAGCTCTTCCAATTATGTAAAAGAAATCTGAATTTAACTCAACTATTTGCCCCCCCCCACAGTCAGTTCCGTGGCCTATATACTCAGGTAAAACCTTCTTTGGAATTTTATTAGCTGAATAACAAACTAATTTATCTCCGTCTTTTAAATATATTTTTTGATTAGAACTATTAAACAGAATAGAACCAGAAGGTATATTTTCAGACTCTCCTTTATAAAAAGTTAATTCCATTATCAAAATTTTAATTTACATTTCTTTTCTTTATCTTCTTTCTTTGAATCTTTATATTGTTTTCAAAGTTTATTTTCCTTTGAGAAAGCTTCATTTTCTCATGGTCTATTATCATATTCCTGAGAATTATCGAATTCCTTGCCTTCTCACGTAACTTTTTTATGATCTTGACTAATTACTAATCTTCCTTCCTGATACTGCTTTAAATGCCATAATTCGTGGCATAAAATCAATCCAGTAAGAGTATTTGGTTTAACTCATAAAATATAACTATTAGGAAAAGGTGATTTTTCAAGAAAAGCTTTTATTTCCAATTCATTAGAAGAAACTTTATCTGTAAGTTTCTTATTTTCAATTATATTTAGAGTTATTCCAGAATAGTGAAAAACATTCTCTAAAACAAACTCTGCAATTTCTACAAAGTTTGTTTTAGAGTTTTGTACGTATGATGTTATTTTATTCATATTATTGTACTGCAGGTAAATTACCGCCTATTTATCTAGGGTTATATGTAGCTCTGGCGCCTCTAGTTGCAACTGCAGATCCCGGATTATAGGGCGATATCCAATTGTTCTTCCAATAGGCATAGAAATTCCTCCGTAATAATGTTTCCATATCTGGGACCAACGTGTATGAATATCCTTCAGGAGTTTGATATACTTTTGCATATCTATATATATTTTTGGTACTCTTCTGGGAGTGGATTAAAATAATCCTTTCCATCCTTTGATGTAATATCCCCATATACACCGTCTCTAAACCCACGCCTTCAAGTAGTGACGCCCGAAGCGTATCAGCCGGGTTTCGACCCGTTCGTTGGTGCGGGCATATAAATCATATAATCAGGCCTGTTCATCGTAGGTCCTAAATCATCATATCTGTGATCAATAATATTTTGAATTCCAGCATTTTCCTGATTTGCAATTTCTTCATCAATTCCAGCTTGAATTGAGTTTTGTAAATCATTATAAAAATCTTCTGATAGAATATCAGAAATATTTCAATTATCTGTTTTTCCAGTCAAATTAAGATTTCCTGAAGCAGGCTTAGAGCTAGACTCGCCACCCCCCGTGGTAGAGACGGCATCTTTCGGTTTATTTCTTCCTCATCTTTCTCTCCAATTTGGATCGGTTTTAGTTCCGTATTTTTTACCATTTCATGTAAAGACCTTCATTCCATTCTTTCTTGCTAGAGCAAAAGCATTATCAAAACTACCTACTTGAGTTAAATCTGCAGTAGGTGTATAAACTGGTGGAGTTCCCATCAACCCTCCTCCAATTTGAGGGGTTGATGCTTCGATTGGGGAAATCCGAAGCCCTTTATTAGATCCCCGTTGAACGGCCCTTTTAGCAATCGCTGCCCCCCCTTGATCTGGAGCTCCTATATATTTAGGTTGATTAATGAATTCTTCAAATGTACCTGGTAAATTCGACTGTGCATATTCTCCAACTCCTGCAACCATTCTGCGAGCGGTTTGTCTAAGTTCTTTTCCACGTAAATCTGAATTTCTTCTAAGTGCATTTTTCGCATTAATCATTGCTAATTGAAAATTGCCACGAGTATAACCTCGATTTTCAGCAGATTTCAATCTAGCCGCTCTTCTTGTTAAGATGTCTGCCATATTACTTTAAATATATATTTTACTCAATTAAAACGTTTTCTATTATCTAAATAATTAAAATCTTTTTGATTATTATAAGCTTCGGACTCAAAAGATATTGACCTGTAAGCTTTTATTTTTCCAAATGTGAATAATGAAAGTATTGCTTTTATTAATCACTCTATAAAATATAAAATATAAAAAATACAACCACCTAAAATATATAACTTTTCATAACCAAAAACAAAATCTAATTCTTGTTGTAAATGAATTGATTCATGATTATAAGTTACTTTAGAAATTGGTTTATCTTTATATTTTTCTCTTCTATATAATTTATTAAAAATTGTTATTGCATAAAATCCACTTGGCGGTAGGATTTTGCTATATTTTAGTTGGAGTTGCATAATTAATTGTGTTTAAACTTCTTAGCATTCCTAGCAAAGTTTGCCCTGCGTTTCTGCAAAGGAGTGGCATTAGGGTCATTCAACACTTTTGTTGCATATTCTTGAACTCCCATTCCATGTTCCTTAGCAGAAGCAGTAAATTTGCCTCTATTCTTCTTTTTAATATGTATTCCAGATTTAGCAATTAGTGGAAGATTTCCTCCGATTAAAAATTCTAATATATTCATAATTAAATAACTATTGATAAGGTTTTAGACTTCTTATTATAATATGTGTTTACATCCGGTATATCTTTTCATTTTATTCTAGAAAATGAAATCATGCCTAAGTCTTCCAACCTTTGAATTTCTTTAGAATTAACTCCAGCTCTACGACATAACTCCTCTTTAGAAAATGTACATCGCGGATTAAAGGCAAGTTTACAAAATAAATCGTCTGAAATGTTTCGATTTATTTTGTAAAAATAACACGGTTCTAAGGAACTATTGTTTGTTGTTAAGCTCATTTTCTTCTTGGTTTTGAATAAATAGAAGTGGAGTAGTTCCAAACAAAGTTCCTGTAATTGCTCGTCAAGCACGTCTTGGTTGGCTTCTCCAATCAATGGCCTGCATAACAAATCCTTTACTAGGATTCTGTTCCAATCTTTCAAATACTTTTGTAGCTCCTTGTACTCCGGGGTATTTCTGCCCAAATGTTAATCCTTCTCTAACACCTAATTCTAATGCATTTGTGGCCAATTCATTGGCATCCATTAAATATTCATATTTATCTGGGTCAATCTTAAAATAGTCTTTATTTAAAGTTTTTGTTGCAATACTTGTGTAAAAATCATCTGCATTAAAACGAACTTTTTGTGGAGTATCTGAAAAGAAAACTGGGTCTAACGAATCCGCATATCGATTCCTATGTAAATATTCATGAAATGCAGCATAATCAGATCCAACAAGATTGCTGTTTAGATTAATCACATCACCTTTATAATCAAAATTTCCGGGATTCCAATTCTTTAATGGCACCGTTTTTATTTGAACTGGTGAGTTAACATCGAAATTACTCTTTGGTAAATCGGAATTATATATAGATTTAAATAGTCTATTATTTCTTTCAAAAGTCTTTGCTTTAGTTTCTGAATTTAAAAACTCTCGAGCTTTATTAATTCCAGAACGAACTGCTTGATTTCAATTATCAACTGAAAATTGGACTTCCGAATTAGTTCCGTCTAAAAGAGATCTGCTCTTCAAAGGTATATTTGCTTGTTTTGTAGGAAAATTAAAATTTAATCTTTTTAATCCCATATATAAACTCCCAACCGCAGGAACTGCTCCGGCTAAATCTAATCCTGCTCATAAAGCATCTCCTGCATTTTTATCTTTTTTCATGAATCTATTATAAGCATCTTGTAATCCTTCTGTCATGAAATAAGATTGTGCTCCAGTATTTAAAGCTGCTCCCCAAGTCGTTCTTGCAGCTAGAGGATTCCCAAAACTGGCTCCAACTAAAGTAAGTTTTCCATAATTTTTGGCAGTATCTTTCATTCTGCTAAGTTGTTGTCCCTGAGCACCTTCTTGTAAAGATGGGTTTTGCCTTTCTACTCCATAACCATCTGTATATGTATTATTTCCATAGCCCAAAAGATTTCCAAGTCGAGTTCCAGATAATCAATAACTAGCAATTGAATTACCTGAATAATTTTGATTTTTATCCTTGTTTTCTTTTGACATTTTCGTTATATTTTTGTTTTACAAAAATATATAATAATTTGCAAATAGTCAAATCTTTTTATATATTTGCACTCATAGAATAATGTAAAATAAGGAAATGTTTTATACATTTAAATAATAAGATATAATGGATTGAATTACAATAATTTCAATAATTGCCTCTGCTTTAAGCGGAGGTCTTTTAACATATTTTATAAATCCCAGAGCTGCGATTGACAAACCAAAGTTTGAAAATGATGCTACTAAGGCACAAACAAATCAAACTAATTTTCAAACATATAATGATTCTATGACTGCCATGCAATCTACAATTCTTAGTCAGGAAAATCGAAATAAAGAATTGTTTGAGCTAAATGTAAAAGCACATGATGAAATCAATGATTTGAAATCTGATTTGGTTCAATGCTCTATGGCTCTCTGTGCCAATGGTTTGTGCCCACTCAGGGAGCCTGAAAAGGGTTTAGGAGACGAAGTTTTCAAGCAGTGTAAAGAAAATAAAACTAATTTTTTAAATACAATTGAATTTGAAGATTTTGCTGCAGCTAAAGGATATGTTGTAAAAAGAACAAAAAATAAAGATAACTAATGTTTTAATGATTAATGAAATATGCCAAAGTTAAATGATAATGCAAATAAGAAAAAGAATGTAAAAGTACACTATATTTACAAGATACACTTTTTATGCGGATTTCCTACAGGTAGATATTATTTAGGGAAACATACTGGAAAAGTTGACGATGCATATGCTGGATCGGGAAATTTTTGCAACGCTTATTATAAAAAGTATGGAAAAATCCCAGGAAAAACGTATATAAAAGAAATCTTAGAAATTAACCCGTCAAAAGAAGTTAATTGCGATAGAGAAGAATACGCAATTGGAGAACTATGAAAAACCGACCCGTTATGTATGAATTTATGTCCGGGAGGTCGTGGGAATGAAAATTCCGGAAATCAGGCTGCGGTTAAAGTTAGTCAATATGATATAAAAACCGGAGAGTTGATTAAAGTTTGAAATTCAATTTCTGAAGCAGAAGCAGCACTGGGAATTAATAACATTAGTGCGTGCTGCTGTCGCAAAAGAAATATTGCAGGCAATTGAACTTGAAGATATACATCTGAAGGACTACAAAAAATTAATCCGAAAGAATGCTTATGTGCACAAGCTAGAGCAGTAATTCAATGCGATCTTCAAGGAAATGAAATCGCAAGATTTGATCGAATCCAAGACGCAGTAATTGCTACTGGTGTAGATAAAAAGAGTATCCAAGAATGTTGTATTCATAGAAGGGGGACTGGAAAAGGCTTTATATGAAAATATGTAGACGAAAATTATAAAAGAAAATGTAATACAAATTTTGCAAAAAGTGGAGCAAAGGCAGTGTTGCAATTTGATTCAAATACAAATCAAATTGTTGCAGAATATTATTCTGTAAACGAAGCTGCTAGACAAACCGGGTATAAACCGGGAACGATAGCTTCTATGTGCAAACATCTTGGAAAATCTAAAACAAACTATTATTGGAGGTACAAAGAGAATTATGCCAGCGGGACACAACAAAACGGATAAATATTTTAATAATATTAAAATAGACAAGGAGAATGATGTTTGTTTCTTTAATGATGAACAACACAAATATTACAATAAAGAAACAATGCAAACTTATATTTCTTGTACGACTTTAATTTCAGCTTATGGTCAAAAATTTCAAGCAGAATTTTGGGCTTCCTACAAAGCTCTAGAAGCACTTTTACCTACTGATGTTTTTAAACCGATAAAAGTTACACTTCTTTCCACTAAAAAGTTTGATCCAAAAATCTTAGATACAATTGCAATTGATAAAATTCAATTTGAATTAAAAAAGCAGGAAATATTAGACAGTTATAAAAAAGCTAGTGATGGCGCTTGTAGAAAAGGAACATTGGCTCATGAAAAGAAAGAATTGTCTTTTTATAATCGTACCGATTTTGATTTTGGTAAATATGGGTACAAAGATCTAAAAGGAAAATTTGATTGTAAAGAAAATTATTATAAATTGGACCTAAAAAATGGAGTTTATCCAGAGTTTTTAATACAGTGAGAATCTCCGAATAAAGATCTTATGATCGCAGGAATTTCAGATCTTGTGATTGTAAACGGAAATGATTTATATATAATAGATTGGAAAACGTCTAAAACAATTGAGAAAAAAGGTTATTATAACAAATTTTCAGGAAAGACTGAGAAAATGAAGTTTCCACTTAATAACCTTGACGAATCGAACTACAATCACTATCAACTTCAATTGAGTCTATATTCTTGAATGATTCAACAACAAAGACCGGATTTAAACGTTAAAGGGCTAATGATTATTCAGTTAAAAGATGATGGAACCGAAGTTCAGTATCCTTGTGAATACCTCAAATCCGACGTAGAACGAATGATTAATCATTATATAAAACATCAAAAGATACAAAAAGAATTAGATAGAGATAAACCAATTGAAATTTAATGAATTATGATTAATGAAAATGATTTAAGTGATTTTGCTAAAGAAAGATTAGCAATTTGTAAACAATGTCTTTTATATAAAATTGATCCTGAAAGGGGTCCAATTTGTAATCCTGCTAAATATATGTCTCCTGATGGAACAAAAACCTCTTATTTTAAAAAAGAAGGATGAATTAAAGGCTGCTCATGTTTGATAGGTTATAAAATTATTCGTCAAAACGCTCATTGTGTTGCAAAGAAATGGTAAATATATTTCATAAATTAAAAAACATTCTTATTGGTACTTATAGGAACATATTTAACAAAAAGCCTGAATTTGCAAAACAAAGGATTGAGATTTGTGATAATTGTGAATTTGAAAAAGGTAAAGGAAGAACGAGATATTGTAGTAAATGCTTATGTATTATAGAGAGTAAAGCATCTGTAGAAGATGAATTTTGTTGGGAGAATAAATGATAATGAATTATGGAAAATATAGCTAAAAATATTATTAAAAAGAACACTGAAAATATTAATGAAAATGAAGTTGATATAATTCCTTGTAACACAGGGGTTTTAATTAAGTTTTATGAAGATAATCCTTATAGGAAGATAGAAAAAACTTCTTCCGGATTAATTATTGGAATTGAAAGTACGAAGAAATATAAATCTACCGATACTGGAGAAATTGAAAATAATGAGGAATATATTGCTTGTGCAAAAGTACTTGCGGTTGGCCCAAAATGTGAAAATGTTAGTGTTGGTGAGGATGTATTTCTTATTAAACATATAGCACAACCTCTTCCTTTTAGAAAGAAGGGATATTATATAATTTCGGAGCAAAACACTTTGTGTCATCTCCGACCAAAAGTTAATGATAAATAATAATGTTATGATGGATGAATATTTAGAGAAAACATTTTTCCTGCCTGGCGAACTTTGTATGGTCAAGCAGGATATAGATAACAAACCAAAAATGATGGTTGTTGAAAAGGTTACAAGGTCTCTTATGAATAAAGACACTGGAATGAAAGAGTCAATGTTTTTAGGAATTAAATGTAGATGGTTTGATAAAAATCAAGCAATGCACGAGGAGATCTTTTCATCAAAAGACTTAATTCATATTTAATTATGGGAGAAAATAACGAACAATTAATGCAATTTATTAGTTGGTTACAACAAACTAAATTTCCGGAGGCTTCTGTAGAACAAGTCGCTCAGCAAGTCCAGGCAATGTCACAAGATCCTCAGGGTCAGCAAGAACTACAATCTTTAGTACAAGAGTTTCAGCAGAGTACCGGAATGTTTAAAAAGGGTGGTAAAATTGACCAGCTAGTTGAAAAGAGGAAGAAAATTAAGAAAGCCAAGGAAGGAACAACGGTTCCTGATAACAAGAATCAGAAGTCCCCTTCTAAGAAGCCTCAAGTTTCAAGAGAAGAAGATAATCCTTATAAAGATCATAAATATGTTCAGCAGGAATATTGAGGCCCAAATAACGACAGGGTTCAAGTAATTACGGCTACTGAAAGGAATCTTCTTCCTGCTAATCAAGCAAAAGATCCGAATAGCGATTGGAATGTTGGAATGGGAGAATATGATGGAAATCATCTTATTTTAAATGCAGATAAAAATGGAATTAAATCAATCTATCATGGATTTGGTTCTCAATCTGGAGCAGACCCTCGTTTACATGGTGCTGATTCTGTCGCAGCTTTAAATCAAATTATTTCTAGAATGAAAGTTGCGGGAATACCAATTGGATTCCCCCTTGTAAAAAATCCTGAAGGATATAACCCTAATATTTGGTAATGAATATTTTTGTTTTTGATAATGCTACTCAAACTCTAAAAATAAATGATTATGAAATCTTGCTTGTAAAGGAATTTGCAAAATTATGAGATCAAAAACGAAATATTTGTAAGGAAGATAAAACTGGACAACAAAGGATAAAAGCTCGTAAAGAGTTGACTTATATTTATTTAACTCTAGATTTTAAATCTCCTTATTTTAAATACGCAGAAAGAGATAAACACGAAGCCGCCTTGCAAGATTCTGGTTTAACTGAAGACGATATTAAAGACGATGATTTTCGTGCTGCGTACCACAAATATGATGAAATACAAAATACTGATCCAATCCTGGAACTAATTAAAACCGCAAATAAAACGCTTAGAAAGACAAAAGTCTTCCTAGATAGTATAGACTTCATAAATGACGTAGATGCCGATGGTAGGCCCTTATATAAGCCAAAAGATGTAATGGCTGATATAGGTTCAATTTCTAAAATGAGAAATGAACTACAAGCATTAGAAGTTGCTTATAAAGAAAACTTAGTAGCTGCTACTAAACTTCGTGGTGATAATGAACCAGGATTCCAAGATGAATAATTATGGTAAGAAATACGAGAGTTGTAGAAGTAGTTGATTGAACTGACAACAAAGAATCTCCTCCTAAAGAGAGAAAACAAAAAAAGAAAATGGAAAATCCTCTAGAGAAGAGAGAAAAGTTGCCAGATTTTACGGAAAAATATGAAGAAGCACTTAAAAGGAAACTTTTCGAGGAAGACCTTGAAAAGATGAAAAATAAAAGTGCCAATGGAGATGAAGAAGAATCTGCTTATTATGAAACTGATAGGAAACTAGTTCATCATAAAAGAGATGGTGAATGAGATGTTCCAATTAGTGAAGAAATAAAATATTTTGATCCAGAATTGTCATATGAGATAACTGGTTATAGGCCAATTAATATGACTCAAGGTTTAGATTTTGATCCTAGACCTTTTCAAGAAGTTGGAAGAATATATGATACTACTGGAGCTTATACTGAATACCCGCCAAAAACAAAACCTTATAATGATTTCTGGACTGAACAACTGAGACGTTGTACTGAAGGTTATACTGTAGGAAAATATAGAATAACTGGAGATCATTATTTCTTTTTGAATTTTTATAGGATGCAAACGGTTGCGCAAAATACGGTTAAGGATACAACCGGAAGAAATGAGTCCTTTCCCTTATTTGTTTCTAAACAATATGAGTTTTTTCATTATATAGAGATCTGTGAATATATAGGAAAAGACGTTTGTTTACTGAAAGGTAGAGGTCAAGGATTTTCAGAAGTGCTTGCAGATCTGGCAGTTAGGCCATTTATTACTACTAGAAAATTTAGAACTCTTTTAACCGCTGCCGCTGATGATCAATTAGATCCACTACTTGATAAAGCGTGATACCAATTAAACTGGCTAAATGCTCACACTAATGGTGGTATGAAGCGCTCTCGTCAAAAGATTGATAATATTCGTCAAAAGAGAGCTTCTCTCGTTGATAAAGAAGGAAATGAGCGGGGCCGTTATTCAGAGATAGAGGGAATCATAGCAAATAATCCTAGAAAAGTCAGAGGAGACCGTGTTGAACGACTAATCTTCGAGGAGGGAGGAAGTTTTGAAACGCTTATAAAATCTTGAATTCAGGGTACTGCTCTAGTAGAACTTGGTGGTAAAAAAATTGGAATTAAAATAACTCTTGGTACGGGAGGAGATGATTCTGGAAAAGTTGCAGGACTTGCTAGAATATTTAATAATCCTCTGGCTTATAATGTCTTGCCTTATAAAAACAAATACACTCTAGATGGGAAAATTGCTTTTACTGGCTTTTTTATTCCATCTTATGAATTTGCCTTAGATCCGAAATATGTTGATAATCGTGGAGTTACAAATTCAATAGAGTTTAGAAAATATTATGAGTCTAAAAGAGCACTTATGGAAGGCCAAGATCTTCTTACTTATTGTGCTGAGTACTGTTTTACTCCAAATGACGCCCTTTTAAAACAAGGTGATAATTTGTTTAATGCCGAATTGCTTTCTGATCAAATAACTCAAATTAGGGTATTCAAAAATTATGTTAAACCTGAACCTACCGCACTTGTATGGGACGGGAATAATGAAGGAAAAGTAAAAGCAATTCCGTCTAGATCTAGTAAACTTTTGGTTGTAGAACCTCCGTTACTAGATAAAGATGGACAACCTTATAAAAATTTATATGTTGCTGGAATAGACTCAATTGATGTAGGAACTAATGAATCTGCAATGGATTATGATGTTTCTGACTTTTGTATTGTAATTAAAAAAAGGATGTTTGGTATGGATCAACCTAAATATGTTGCAATGTACAAAGATCGTCCTGGAGATGTTAGAGAAGCTTATGAAATGGCTAGAAAACTTCTAACTTGGTACAACGCAAAAGCAATGTTGGAATATACAAAAATTGGCATTCAGCGATATTTTCAAAATAAAAACTGTGCTGATGTATTTATGGCTAGACCTGAGTACGCAACTACGGTTAAAAATAGAATGAAAACTAGCAAAAGATTAATTGGCTTACCTGCTACTGAAGCCGTTATTAAACACGGAATTGAACTTATAGGAATGTATGTTAATGAATATGTTTCTCAAATTGATTTTGATGAAATGTTAGAACAATTACTTAACTACTCTTATGAAGATAAACGAAAGTTCGATATTGTAGCTGCTCTAGGCCAATGTGAAATTGCTGATGAGGAATTAACGGGAGTTACTCCTACTAGCCTAAATGTTAAAAACAAACAATGGAAAGATGTTGGCTATTTTAGAAACGAAAAAGGATATTTAGAATATGGAGTGATTCCTTCTAGAAATCAATGAGAAACAAGATGAGTAAATTAGAATGTGAAATATTAGATATTATTAATGAGACCATTGAAGGTAAATATATTGGAAAACTTAGAGTTATAAAAGAAGACAATATATATTGCCTACAAATGTTTCTTAATCTAACTGTAGCTCCTGCATTTTCTCTTATTAAAGAATGTAAAGATGAAAATGATTTTAAAGAGTTTGTTAGAAAGGAAATAAAGTCTAGAAAGATTGAAAAGGAATCTTTTTGAAAAGTTTCAATTTCTTATGACACTGAAGAAGATCTCATTGATAAAAAACAAAATAAAATAAGAATGATTTAAAATGAACAAAGACGCAGAAATCAAAAAAATTAACAAATGTATTTCTGAACTTGTTTATGAAAAGACTCAATTAAAAAAAGCTTATAATTATTACCACGGTGAGCGTGATGCTGATCAATTTAAGTATCTAGAAAACAACTACGGTATAGGAACTCCTACGGCAATTGGGTTTACTCCACTTGTTAAAAAGCATATAGATGTGCTTGTAGGTGAATATTTGGAACTTGACCCTGATTTGCAGGTAACCTGTAAAGATGAAAAAACAATTTCAAATATTACTAGAGATAAAAAACTCAAAATTGATCAGGAATTATATGATTACCTTTCAAAATATTTAAAGAATGCAATTATAGGCGTGTTGATGGGAACTCAAAATCCAACAAACGATCCTTATATTGAAAAGGAATTGCAAAAGATAAAAGAAGATATAACTAGGAACTATGTCTCTGATTATGAAATTGCAGCTCAAAATATTTTGAATTATTTTAAACTTTCTCGTGATATTGATTTGAAAAATAAAATGAGGGAGTTGTTCACCGATTTGCTTATTGGCGGTATGGCTTATTATAGAGTTAGACCTACAAATAACAAACACGATGTAAAGCTTGAAATCCTCAATCCGATTGATACTTTCATTGAAAGAAATCGAAATGAGTATTATTTAAATAAATCTCCCAGATCCGTTGTTAGAAGATGACTTAGTAAAGAGCAAATCTTAGCTGATTATGGAGATGAATTGAGTTCTGAAGCGAAGAAAACGATTGATAACTACTTCGCTTATGATGAAAGTTCTGGAAATGTAATGTATGTTAGAACTCCTGCTAATCTTGATGGTTCAGTGGATCCTCTAAAATATGGCCCAAAACAGGGCTTGTTAGGAGGACTTGAAGTTATTCCAAAATTACCTTGAAATGAGGGTGATAGATTTATTAACAACATAATTCAAACAATTCCTGTATATGAGTGTGAATGAATTGAATTTGAAGATGATAAATTAACTCGTCATGAGGGTGTAAAAATTGGAGCAGAAGTATATATAACAAGAGGTGAAAATAAAGATGTACCAAGATCTGCAACTAATCCAAAAGAATGTACTCTTAGCATAAATGGAATGTTCTTTTCTGATAAAAACGGACAACCATTCTCCATTATGTTAAGTACTGCAGATTTGCAGGATTAACCAAAATCTAGTCCTGGGTAAACTCCGTGAATTGCTGGAAAATCTGACCATTAAGTTGAAGACAATCAGCATCCAAGCACAAATGTGAAGGATCAACGACTATTTATGTAGTTTCAAGTGAAACGAAGCGCGGAGATATAATTATAAATTATTAAAATATAAGTAGTTCGGATGTATTGAGTGTAATTCTCATATGAACAAAAGTGATGTTTTATATATAGTTAAACTTAGTTCTGAAGAAGAATCTTTTTATAAACTCGGAATAACTTATAGAAAAAGAAATGGAAAACTACAAAAATATTCTCAATATGCTCAATTTGGATATAAAATAGAAGAGATAAAAACAATTTCATTTGAGAGTTTTGAAGAATGTCGGGATAAGGAAACCGAGTTAAAAAAACTGATAAAGAACAATTTATATTTGCCAAAAAAATGACCAAACAAAATTTCTACAGAAACTTTCACTGGAGATTTGTTGGAAATAGTTATTAAAAATTTATAATTATATATGATATAGTCTGGACTATATAGAAATATATAGCAGCGAAAGCGATGAAAGATTAACGACCTTTCATGAACAAACCGAGATACGACCTCTTACTTTATTATAGAGATAACTTAATTGCAACTTCTGGAACTATTGGTGATTGAATTGATGTGGCTCATTTACCTACTTTCTTAGGTAATGAAACTCCTGAAATATTACAAAAATGAATTGCTTATAAAAAGAATGGAATTGCTCTGTTTGATAGTTCTCAAGAAGGAACTCAAGCACTAAACACCACTTTTAATGGATTTGATGACACAATTAAAGTCCAAGCAATTCAAGCAATTCAAGTTGCAATTCAAAGTATTGAAGACCAAGTTTCTTCAATCACTGGAGTACTTTCCCAAGCACTGGGAAATATTCAACAAAGGGACGCAGTTTCTAATGTAAAAGTTGGAGTTAGGCAATCTACAATGCTTACAAAGCAGTATTTTTCTGCAATGGACTTAATGTATAAAGAGGTTAATTATGACCTCTTAAATGTGGCTAAAATCGCTTATAGAAAGGGCTTAAAAGGAACTCTTATTTTAGGCGATAAACTAGTTAAAGTATTCACTGCATTGCCTGAATATTACACAATGACTGATTTTGATATTCATATTCAAGATAGTTCAGAAGTAGCTGCACTCAAAGAAGAAATAAAAGCTCTAAATATAGAACTTATTAAAGCTCAACAAGTTGATGCTGAAACTGCAATTGACGTTGCTACAGCTAAAAATCTTACTGATTTGAGAGATAAAATTACTTATGCTCTTAGAAAGAAAAAAGCTGAAAATGATCAACTTACTCAAATGCAACAGCAACTTCAACAGTATGAGCAACAGATGAAAGACGCCCAACAACAAATTGAACAGCTTAACCAGCAAAATAAAGCACTTCAAAATAAACTTGAAACAAACAATGAGCAAAAGCTTCAACTGGATGCTAGAAGAGTTGAAATTGAAGACCAAACAAGGCAAGATAAAGCTGATTATAATGAAGACCTGATTGATCTTAAAAAGAAACAATTGGAAGTTGAACGTTTACAAATATTGGATGGAAATCCATATAACGATAAGGTTCGAGATGTATAATGGAAGTTAAAATTGGAATTACACATAATTGTGAATTACTCGTACAAGGCACTGAAGATTCTCTAGAGTACGTTAGAATAGGCAACGAACTAAAAGAATTACTCGATCCTTATAGCTCTGATACTCTTACGACTGAAGAATTGAGAGAAAGAGTTAACCAAATTATGGAGCCTTGTAACGATTATGAAGGTGAAATTGTTTTTATAGAATTTGTAACTGGAAAAGATATAGATTCTGCTAAAACAATGATAATCACTGAACAAGAATTCAACACTTATAAATATTCCCTTACAAAGGATGGTTTATATGTTTATTATAAAGTTGCAATCCAAAAGAAGGAATATATGGGTGACGAATATAGCAACAAGATTTATTACGATAATGGAAAGATAATGTATAAAGATGAAGAGATAAAAGATCCGTCAGAACTTATTAGTTACCTGACACTAACTGGAGTGGGAATTTTGGATTATTGTGAAGAAGTTGTTTTTGCTCTCTGCAAACTAGAGCATTGCGTCTTTGAAATTCAAAGACAAATATTAAAAGCAAGTTTAAAAACTTGTGGCTTAAATGATTGCGATAAATTAAAAACAATTAAGGATCAACGAAATTTCCTTTTTATTTCTTTAGCAGTTTTGAGGCATTTGATTTCTGAGGAAAAATATGATGATGCCGAAGAAATTCTAGAAGCACTTTCTTCATGTGGATCTTTATGTAAAGATCTCAAGAATTCTTCAAAAGATTGCAATTGTGGAACAGAATAAAATTTAAATAATGTTTAAACCAAGGAAACAAGTTTGGAGGGACAACACAGAACCTCCTAAGAATTACATTTGAGAGAAACTCAATGAATCTGGATCCTACGTTGGCACTTTTGAATACAATGGGGAACGTTGGATTAAAATAAAAGATGGAAAGCCGTCAGGAGATGGCGATAATTGTTCTTGTGATTCCAAGTTTGTAACACTTTCTGATGAAACAAAGATTGTTTACACTAATGATGAAAGGGGAAATCTTAATTTTATAATTTACTCTGAAAATCCAGTAAACACTTCATTTGTTATAAGAACTTCAGATGGAAGAATTAAGAGCAACGATGCTAAAGAAGAAAATGATGTTGTAACTTTGAAAGATATTCTTTGAAATGAATAGCATTGATATTAAGCTAATTGAAAAATATAAAGAGGAGTTACAAGATCTTCAGTTAGGATACTCTTTTAATCGGAAGAATATTAATTATATGCTGGAATTAGCTTTTTTAAGTTTATTCGTTGATTCAGAGTATGCTACTGATGAAGAAATTTATAAATATTTAAAACGATATGCTTAGAAGAACTAGTTCGCCTTACGTTAATGACGTAAATAAAGGTAAATCATTTAACTTCTCTGCCTGAGATAATTTAACTGCTTATAACAACAACGCACTTATTCAAGATTTTGTTACTTATGCAGGTGCAATGTACGTTTGCATTAACAGCGTTCAGGCAGGAGATATTGATCCTAGAATGGACACTTCTGATGGATCAGTAGTTGGAAATTATTGGATGCAGGTTGTTAGAGGAGTAGAAGGTCCTAGAGGGGACTCTGGAAATACTTATATTCCTTCCGTTTCAGAAACCGGAACTCTTACCTGGAAACTTAATTCAGGAAGCGCTCCTAAAACGGTAAACATTAAAGGACCTCAGGGTGATGCAGGTCTTGGACTTGAATTTAAGTGGGAAGGAAGCAGACTTCTTGTTAGACAGGAGGGTTCTCTCAATTGAACTGCTTCTCCAGATCTTACCTCTAACGTAGTTTATGCTCCTGCAATAAAGAACGGAGAACTCGTTTTTGAGCCTACTAAGATTACTAACACTGAACCAATTAAGATTGGTGATCTTAGAGGTAAAGACGGAGAGTCCGGAAAAGACGGAAAGGATGGTAGAGACGGAAAATCTGCTTATGACATCGCCGTTCAACATGGATTTAAAGGAACTGAATCCGCTTGGCTTCAATCTCTTAAGGGAGAAGATGGAAAGGATGGTAGAGACGGTAGAGATGGAAGAAATGGTAGAGATGGCGCAAATGGAATTACAACTTATGCTACTAAACCAGTTGCCACTTACGCTTCGGGCTCACCTGCAGGAAACATCATCCTTAGAGTTGATACTGATCCTGCTCTTTTCCCTGATGAAAATTACTGCGGAACTCACATCCAATGGAAATATGATTCCGAAGATTATAAAGAGTGGAATAACTTAATTCAAATTAATCAATTGATGAATATTGCCTTGAGTGGTATTAACCTTAATTATCAAGGAGTTAAGACTCATGAAGGCAAATTATGTTATAACCTAACTCTCGATTATAATGAAATAGATTATATAGATACAAAAAATAATGTTAAATTTGGACCTAAAATTAGAACTATTTCTGATGTTTATATTCCAATCTACGGCGGAGGAAGCACTGATCCAGACAATCCAGTAGATCCAGATCAACCAGCAAAACCAGACAATACTACAATAACGTTTGGTAAGGACGCTAGTTGTGAGAAATATTTCTATATAAATGATCCAAATAATAAGGGTTGGACTTTAACTAATACTTGCAGGTGGCTTTATGCCACTCCAGGGGGAGCTGATACCGCTTTCAATCTCCAGGAGGGTTTAGATTCAATTTTCACTCCTTGTGAGACTGTAACTGCAGATACTTCAATTAATGGCTCAGGTTCTACTCTCGTTATTCTTTGTGTCGACGAAAATACAACGGGTTCTGAAAGAAGTTATACTCTCAATTTAACTTCTGATGGAACAACTTCAAAAATTAATGTTATACAAAAAACTGTTTAAAAATGGCAGAATTTACAAAAACAAATGTTAAAGTTTCGTTTTTTAGAAAAAGCCAAGCTGATTATGAGAGTCTAGTTAAAGACAACCTCGTAATCGATGGTTCAATTTATTTCGTAGAAGACGGAACTGTTGGAAGAATTTATGTAAACAAAAAGTGCTACGGCGAAGCGAACTTAACAAAAGCTGTTACGGAAGTTTCTCTTGAAACTGAAGGAGAGAATGCAGGTAAGATTAAAGTAGCTTATACTACTGGCGATCCTACTTATATTCCACTCCCTGAAGGCAGAGTTTATGAGGCTGGTAATGGAATTGAGATTTCTGATGCAAATGTTATTTCAGCACTTGACGATTCTCTTGATGAGGACCTTGTAGTTACTGGTGTAACTGTAGGTAATTATTCAGATGGAAATACAATTTCAAAGGGAACTTCCCTTAAAGAGGTTCTTAAAGCAATGCTTACAAAGGAAATTGATTGCTCTGTAAAATCTACTCCAAAAGTAACTCTTACTGGTGTTACCGCTGCAACAAAAGTAGTTGGAGAAGAAGTAACTGGTACTCTTGATTATACTTTCACTGATGGTAGTTTTAATAAGCCTGATGGAAGCTCTGTAGCTGCAGGTTGTGTAGCTTCTAATCCAGTTTATACTGGCGCGCTTCCTCTTACGGTTGCTTTAGGTCCTAATAGTTTCAGTGTAAAAGTTGATTATGCAGCTTCTACTGCTGATCTTAAAACTAATCTTGGAAATGCTTCTGCGGTTAAGATTAATGCTGGTTCTGTAAGCTCTAGTACGATTACAATTAATGGAACTTATCCAGTTTTTGCAACTACCTCTAATGCAGATACTCTTACTCAGCAGGGTCTTAAAGTTTGGGATTTTAACGCAGGTAAAATGACTTCAGGAAATATGGTTCTTGTAGCTTCTACTCCTGCTGCTCCTAGAAAATTCTCCGTTCCAAGAAAGGCTACTAAACTTCAGCAATTGAATACTCTTTCTGGTAAAATGGAAGACGTTGCTCTTGCTTCTTATGCTGAGACTACTGAAACTAGAACGTTTGGAGGTACTGATGTTACTTACTATGTTTATACCTATTCTGGTGATGCAGAAGGTTCTGTTACTGTTGATGTTACATTCTAATTTAGGAGGGTTTATATATGGAAAGAAAAAAAGGAGCATTTAAATTTGCAGCAACTCTCGAAGTAAAGGCTGCTGGTGCTTTAGATCCTCGTGTTGTAGTTGATACTAAGGCAGAACTTGTAAATAAAGAGACTTGGCCTTATGATGGTGATACTGTGTACGTTTATAACGGAATGCAGGTAGCTGTTGTTGAGGAGAAGGCTGTTTATATGCTTGTAGATGCTTCAAAGATTCTTGAAGCAGATTATTCTGGTTGGGAGAGAAAAGATGCTTCTGCTGCTGAAGTAATTGAAGTTATTGATAATCTTCTTTCAGAGAATACTAATGCTGCACTTTCGGCAAAGCAGGGTAAGGTTCTCGATGATAAGATTACCGCTCTTTCAAATAAACTTACTGCAATTTTTAAGTTTAAGGGAAGCAAAGCTAATCTTGATGAGATTCAAGCGGTTGAGTCTCCTGAAACTGGAGATGTTTACCACAATTCCGATAATGGTGGCGAATATGTTTATGACGGCACACAGTGGGAGCTTCTCGGTCTTTCAATTGATCTTGAGCCTTATGCAAAGACTGCTGACGTTACAACCGCAATTGAAGGTACTAAAACGGAACTTACTGGCACGATTGATTCTGTAAAGGCGGATCTTCAAGGCAAAATTGACACAAAAGTTACTGCTGAGGAAGGTAAATCGCTTATTGATACCACTCTTATTGATCAAATTGGTCAGAATAAGGCTGATATTGAAGCTCTCACAACTGATCTTGAAAGTAAGGCTAATCAATCCGATCTTGAGGAAGTTAGCACTAAGATTACTAATCTCACTGCAAATCTTGAAGGTTATAAAGTTAAAGACGTAGATACTACTGATTCTAACGGTGTTCAACTTGGCCTTAGTGATGATGGTAAAGTAACTGTTACGGTTAATACTACTAATTTAAAATCTAATCTAAATCTTAGCACTAATGATGTAAAACTTGCTGCAAATATTGGTGGAACTGATGAAACCCCAGTATACGCAAAAGATAGTGCAATTCAGGCAATCTTGTCTGATATGTATGCTAAGATTAAATCCAACACTGATAGTATTTCTGCTGCAGTAGCTGGAGGGGTAACTGCAATTGATCCTGGTTTTGGAATTGAAGTTGACACTGAGTCCGAGGGGACTAGTGTTACAAAACCTAAGGTTAGTGTTAAAGTAAACACTGATAGTAACTTACGAGTTACTGAAGCAGGTTTAGATCTTGTTTGGTTAGAGTAAAATAATATAGGAGGGAGAAAACCTCCCTCCACAACTTTTTAATTTTTATATAAATATATGGCAAATTTAAAATTTTTTAGGGCAGAAACTGCACCTGCTGCAGCTGAAACTGGTTCAATTTGGTTTGATTCCACAAATAAACTTCTTAAAGTAAAGAATGCTACTGATTGGGAAATTTATGATGGTGGTAGGAATGTCGTAGATGCTGCTTTTGCAGAGAATAAACTCACAATTACTAAGGCAGATACTTCTAAGGTAGAGCTTGATTTTTCAGATGTTGCTTCTGCTGAGAAGATGATGGCGGTTTTTGCTGAACTTAAGGCTTCAATTAGTACTGCAGATACTAAAGCTCAGAAAGGTGTAGACGATGCCGCTACTGCTCAGGCTGCTGCTGAAGCTGCTCAGACTACCGCAGATGCTAAGATTGCTTCTGTAACCGGGGATACTACGGTTAAGGCAGAAACTAGTGCTGATCATAAGGTAACTCTTAGCCTTGTTGCTAGTGATAAGGGCAACGTTAAGTTTACTCAGGATAATGACGGTCTTTCTGCTAATGTAACAATTCCTGCTGCTACGGTAACTGGAGTTGTGGAAGACGACAAAGTACTTTCTCTTACTGATACTCTTGTTTCCGCTACTGTAGGCCTTACTTACGGCGATTCAGCTACGCTTAAGGATGGCGAAGGTAACGCTAAGAAGTCAATTCAACTCCTTGGTAAAGATAATGCAGTTATTGCCGAAGTTGATGCTTCTGACTTCATTAAAGATGGAATGGTAAATAGCGTAGTTTTCAATGAGGAAACAAAGCACGTTGCAATTACCTTCAATACTGATGCTGGTCACGAGGCAATTGATGTAGATCTTTCTACTCTTGTTGATACTTATAAAGCCGGAACTGGTCTCACTCTTGCTTCCGATGGGACTTTCGCAGTTAATACTGATACGATTGCTACTGTAACAAAAGCTGGCGAACTTGCTACTGCTGCTGAGACTGCTGCTAAGACTTATGCTGACGGACTTAAGGAAACAATTGATGCTTACACAATTAACGGTAAGGCTATTTCTGGGAATCCCACCCTTTCTGGTGCAGACATTAAAGTAGGCGGAACTGGTGATAACAAAGATGAAAATCTTGATGCCGCAGTTGAAGATATTTATACTAAGATTGAGCAGGCTGCTGCAGGTGGAGTACTTAGCTTCGGCGGTGAGGCAGGAAATATTACTCTTGCTGATGAAGATACTACTGATGGCGCAGTCAACCTTACAATGACTGGTAAGGAGCTTAGTGCTTCAATTGTAGGTCTTGGAAGTGCTGCTTATACTGACTCTTCGGAATATGATGCTGCTGGTGCTGCAGAAGCAGTTCTTGGTAGTGCTAACGATCCTTCTTCTGAGAAGACCGTTTATGGCGCAATTGCTCTTGCTAGTGAGAAAGCAACTCCTAAAGTTGTAGATAGTAAGATCGAAGCTGCTGCTTCTAATTATGCTACTGCTGCTCAGGGTACTACTGCTGATAATGCTCTCCAGAGTGTCTCTGCTGACGGCGATTCTTATGTTTCTGCTTCTTTTGGAACTAAATCTAATAATGTTCAGAAACTCACTGTAGAAACTACGGTTCAGGCTGTTTCTTCCGCTTCTGACTCTGCTAAGGGTCTTGCTGAGGCTTCTGACGTTAAGAATTACGTAGATAATCACGTTGCAACAACTCTTGCTTGGGCAGCGTTTGAATAATAAATTAAGGAAGTAATAGGGAGGAGAAATCCTCCCACTACTTCCGTTTATCAATTTTTATATGGAATTAAAATTTTATAAAAAATCTACTCGACCTAGCAATCTGGCCGAAGGTTCAGTTTGATTTAATCCAACTACGAAAAGAATTGAATTATCAACGGGAGCAAATTCTTCAGATGTTTATGGTTCAGATATTCAGGATGCGAGTTATTCTAATAACATCCTGACAATTACTAAGATAGATGGAAGTAGTCTTGAGATTGATCTTTCTAATTATGCTTCTACTTCCGATATTTCTTCTCTTGAAAGTTCGTTAGCTTCTAAGCTCAATAAAATAAAAGTAAATAATGGAACCGTTTATTCAACTGATCTAAATTTCGTTGGAGGAGGTGGAACAACGGTTTCAAATAGTAATGGTACAATTACAATTTCTTCTGAAGAAGCACCAACTACATTTGATGCTTCTGCGATAACTTCTGGAACAATTAATATTCAAAGACTTCCGAAAGGTGCTCTTGAAAGACTTTTTATAGTAGATTCTGAATCTGATGCAATGTCAGCAGATTGCCAAGAAGGTGACACTGTGCAAGTTACTGGAAATAACAATAAAATGTACTTCTGTATAAATGAATCTGCTACAAGTTTTGCAAATAAATTTCATGAATATACTGCTGGAACTGCTACTTCAGTACCGTGGAGTGGAGTTACGGATGCGCCTTCTATAGAAGATGGTGCTCAGAAAAATGTTCAATCGAATTGGAATGAGGAAGATACAAGTAGCGATGCTTATATTTTAAATAAACCAAATGTAGGAAAGGTTTATGAGTTATTTAACGACTTTGGAATCAATACTAGTTCCCCTTCAATTACAAGTGCAAATTACAGTAAATTAAGAAACGTAATCTTAGGTATCATAGACGAGGAAACCAATGATTCAATAATAGCAGTCTGAACTTATGACGGAGGCTTAGATACATATACGACAAGTTGATCGGTGTACGATAATTCAATTATTGGGAACATGACTCCCAATGTTACAAATATAAATAACTCAGGAGCTACCACTACTTCTATTATACAGCCATTTATTTCAATTTTTAGTTCCGGTAGAGTGACTCTGGATTGGTTAAGTGCTACAATTCCAACTAAAACTTCAGATCTTAATAATGATTCTAATTTTATAACTTCTGGTGACATTCCCACAAAAACTAGTGACTTAACAAATGATTCTGGATTTTTAACTTCAATTCCAGAAGCAAGTATCACAACCATAGGAGGTATTAAACTTAATACTAGCGCTTCTAGTACTTATGGATTAACAACGTCTGCAGCTGGAATGTTACAAATTAGCCCTGCTTCTTCTACTAGTTTTGGAGGAATTTATGTTGGATCTGGAATTAACGTTGATACTTCTGGAAGAATTTCTCTACCGATAGCTAGTGGGTCTTCTTTAGGAGGGGTAAAAGTAAATATAAATTCTGGTTTAACTGTAAATTCAACGACGGGATATTTAACTGTAGATGACACAATTGCAACAAAAACTGATTTAGCAGCAAAACAAGACGTTCTCGCTTATTCTGATTCTAGTGATTCTACAGTAATTCTTGTTAATAACACTTTAATTGATTTAGGAACTAGAAGTTCTACAATTACGATTACGTTTCCTACACTAGAAACCTCGGCGCATCCAGAGTACTGATTTAGATTTACCGCAAGCTCTTCTACTGCACCAACACTTAGTCTACCAAGTACTTGTTTATGGCAAGACGGAAAAACTCCAACAATTAAAACTGGAGAAACTTATGAATTTTGTATAGCAGATAAATTGGTTTCATATAGTATGTTTAAATCTGCAAATTAATTATGAATAGAAGAAAATTAATGTTCGGAAGTGGGGGAAGTGGTGTATTAATTGCAGGAACTGCTCAGAGTGCTAATAGTGGAAATGCGTACTTTCAATACGTGGATTCTGCGTTAATTCCACTAAACTCAGATAATACTTTTGAATATTCTGGAGATCTTTTACAAGAAGGGTATTTTGATGGTGGAGAACCTTATTCATATGCAATTTCTAGTGGAAGCCAATCTAGTTATGATGCAAATATTCTCACGGTTACTACGTGAAACATTCCAATGAGTGACGCTACAACAATGAGTCATTTTGCAGAATCCTCACAATTAAATGCAATTGATTTTAGTAATGTTTCTGGAAGTAATATAACCAATTGAGATTGCGCTTTTTATAATGCCCCTATTGAAGGTGAATTAGACTTGTCAATGTTTAGTAATACCTATTTATTGCAAGTCTCTTTTAATCAAACATTTGTAGGTTGCCAAGCAACTACAATTAGAACCCCTTTGGTGCAGAGTCCAAAAACTACTTCTAACTTTGTTAATAGTTGTCCTAATTTGGAAAGACTTTATTTAGGTTCTGAAGATTTCTGGACAAATTCCTGGGAGTCGTCTGGTTTTACAGATACGGGATATAGAGCTACCTCTGAATTCCACGATTGTCCTAAATTAGTAGAAATTTATTTGGGAAAAATGAATATTTCTACAGATCCTGCCAAATTGCTACTTTGTGCTAATTATTTATATAATGATTTTGTTTTAGATACCGAAGCAATTGATAGTACTTACGAAATTAAAACAATTCGTAGACATGAAATGATTTCGGTACTACCAGTAAACGGAGCTAGTGCTTCCACAATGGATACAGAAATAAAATATTATACAAGTTTTTCTAGTGCCCCCTCACTTACCCTAAATCTCGATTCTGGAGGAAATAAATTTCATTATGGATATTATAGGTACGATGCATATAAAGAACAAAATTCTCAATCACATTTAATTACCCCGGAGGATGAATTTTATACCGAATATCACCACGGAGCAACTTCTTTTGCAAGCGCATTTGAAGAAAATGACCAAATATTAGCAGTTTACTGTTCATTAAACTTAAATAATTGTAAATCTTTTAGCACTGCTTTTAGTAATTGTTCAAAACTAGCTCAGGTTCACTTTTACAACCCTTATTGATATTCACCAGGATTTAAGATATCTGCCGCCGAGGCCGGCGATGTTAGTTGTGTCTCAATGTTTGAAGGGAGTTCTTTACTGTGAAAAGTTACAATGTTTAACATGCAATATGTAACCGATTGTTCAAGAATGTTTTATTCCTGTAGCAATCTAGAGGAAGTTATAATTCCTTGTTCCAATATTAAAGTTTGAGATTATGCCTTTTCCGGCTGTACTAAATTAACAAATCTAAAATTTGTGGATTATTATAGCAATGGAGATTGGGACGAATTTGATCAAGATTGAGCTTATGGTGCCACTTCATTTGAGGGTGTTTTTGAGGATTGTGAAAGTTTAACTGAAATAAAGTTAAATTTTTCAAGTAGCACTACAAATCTAAATATAAGTAATTGTTTTAAGAATTGTTCATCACTAACAACAATAACGTTTTTACAAGCACCAAATTTAGATTCAACAAGTACAGATGTATTCGCTGGATGTACCAGTTTGGAATTAATTAATTGTCCAGGATCTGCGAGTTCAACTGCTCATAAAGCAATTACAACTATGCTAACTCAAAGTGGGCTTTCTTATGCAGATCATTATGGATCGATAGAAGTTATACAATAATTATGTTATACAAAAAAGACGGAAAAATTAGAGATAGAAGTAGGATTATAATTTATAAGGATGATCAGCAGATCATAAATCCTACCGATGAGATGGTGATTGAGGATGGTTGGGTAGAATTTACTCCTCCAGAGCCAATAGTTGATAATTCAAGAGAAATCAGTAAACCATTACAAGAAGTTTTACTGGATCAATATAATGAAAGAACAGATATAACTGACGAAGACGCTCTTAAAAGGCCTCTACTTGTTTACGAATGGAGTACTTATATAGGAAAATCTCTTAAAACAGGCCAAATTGTTAGTTATGAATCTAAACTTTATAGAGTTAGACAAGATATAGGCCAAGTACTAGAAGGTTGATTCCCAGGTTTAACTACGGCTTCCCTTTATGAAGTAATTGAAATAGTTGCCACGGGAACAATTGATGATCCAATTACTTATACACCACCAATGGAAATATTTAATGGAAAATATTACATTCAGGACGGAGTTAAATATAAGTGTACTAGAGATAGTCAAATTGCTCTTAGCCAGGACCTTAAGGATCTTGTTGCCCTTTACGTTGAGGTTGCTTAATGAAAAACTGAATAATTATTATAATCTTTTTAGCATTAATTGGATTTAGTATTTATTCTGAAATTAAATATTATAATCTAAAACAAGATTATATTGAATTGAAATATAACGACTTTCATAGGATTGATTCATTAAATACTTCAATTAATGATAAATTACAGAGAATCAACATCTTGGAGAAGAATATAGATATTCTCAACTCCAAGATTGATTCTTTGGAAAATATAAAAAAAGAAATACATAAATCTTCATATACGGTTTCTGGTTCAACTAGTGAAAGTATACAACTTCTTAAAAAGAATTTAGAATGAAGAGATTAATTTTTATTTTATTTTTGTTTTGCTCTTTACAGGGATACGCCCAGATAGACAGTGTGAAACATATAGAAATAGTTTCTGAGATTCAAGATACAATGGCACTCCTTAACAAGCAAGATATAGATAAAATAAATAAAATCTTCTTTGAAAGGGACAAACTCGACTCTTTAAATAGAGCCAATGAAGAGATAATTGCACTTTACCAAACTAAATGCCTTTATTTGCTAAATACAAGCTCTCTGAAGGATGATATTATTCGAGATAAGGATTTACTCATTGATGAGACTAAAAGCTCGTTAGAAGCCAAATATGAGACTCAGAAACTAGAAACAAAAAAGATGAGAAATAAAAAAATGATTTGACAAGGAATTTCAATAGCGGAGATTGCAATTTTTTTGATAATTATTTTGTAGATTAAAAATTTATTTGTATTTTTGTAGTCAGAAAGAAATAGATAGTTCACTTTTATATAATTGAAAAGGAGGGAGTCCGCCAACTTCCTCTTTTTTAATGAATTATAAAGGTGGTACCCAAAAGGAGGTGTGGCTCCAAATATTTTTGGAGATTAGAAAATTAATTTCTATATTTGTAGAGAAATCCGAAAAATACATATACGCTCTAAAAATAAAATTGGAGAGGTTGGGAAATCTCTCCTTTTTTAATGTATTTTAGGGGTGGTAAAAATTTTCGGGTTAAGTGTAGTAAAAAATTTAGGGTTTCAATAAAGTATTTAATTAATAAAGGATTTATTTAAGGTGAACCGAGTTCACATTTTTTTAGAGCGATATGAAATATAAGAATTATTTTAAAATGCCAGTTAAGAACGATTATTCAATTAAAGAGGAGTTCGTCCTTGCGTTAATCGAGATGAATTCTGACTCAAAGGTTAGCAACATTTCAAGAGGAAAATTAATGGAATTATCCGGAATAAAAGACCCGGACACAATAACAGTTTTTACCAATAAATTCCAGGCAAATGGAGATTTAGTTAAAAACTACACACATAAAAATGGTAAAAAATTAGTCCAATATAATTTAACTCCCGTGGATCGAGATTTTGTTATAATATATAATTCTCTCCTTCAATTTGGGGAATGCACAGGACTTGCCATTAAACTGGCAAAGCTTCGCCTTAGAGGGACATCTGAGATTAAAATGAGTAACAATGCAATTATAAAAAAATTAGGCCTTACAAAGCCCACATTTTTGAAATATAGAAATATGCTTTTGGAAAAACAAATTATTTTTACTACTGAAAATGGCTACTGCCTTAACACGGAATATTTTCCAATTGTAGAATCAATTGATTCCAAAACTAGAATTCATATAAACAATTTGCTTAGTTTAGACGATCTTTTTATAGGTAAAAAAGTATTTTTAACCTACTACAATAAGAATTTTATAGGACTAGATTGCAGCATTGATTATTTTGTTAACTGGTGTCTTGCCGGTTGTCCTGGTCTAAAACAAAAGAAACCCAAAGAAAAAATTCCAGAAATTGAATATAACTTTTAGAAATATTTGTAAATCAAATATTTTTTGTTATATTTGCCGAACAAACATAAAATAGAACTAATATGAATGATGAGTTAAATTATGACGATTTGCTGAGTTCCGAGGGTGAAAAAAACTTGGCCCCAGATCAAGTGTCGATGAGTATGCCTCAAAATGACACTTACATTAATCCTCTAGACGATGATGAGTTACATGGTTATGGAAAAGATGATAATTCGGATCCAGATAAAGAACCTGAGACTCCAAATTCTGATAATGAGGACATTTTAACTACTTTCTTAAAATCTTATGGAATTGAAGATCCTTCAAAGATGAAATTCCAGAATGATAATGATGAAGTAGAAGATGTAGATTTCAAAACTCTTTCTAAAGAAGACCAGATGGAGATTTTGAAAAATCTTACAGATTCAGGTCTTTCTGAACAGGAAATTGCAGATCTTAATTGGTTGAGACAGAATAAAATGAGTCTTAAACAATTTAGCAACGCAGTTTCACAACAAAGTATTCAGAATTACCTAGCACAGAATCCTGATCAAGCCCCACAGAGGGTTTATCAAATTGATGACTATTCAGATGACGAATTGTACTTAGCTGATCTAAAAAGCAAGTATCCAGATTTTACAGATGAGGAACTACTTAGTAAACTAGAATCCGCAAAAGACAATGAAGATTTATATACAAAAGAAGTAACTGCACTCCGCAACAGTTACAAAACAGATGAAGATAATTTAGTAAAGCAGCAAGAAGAGCAACAGGCACAAGCCGCACAGGCAATGCGTGATAATCTTATGAATGCTGCTAGAAACTTTAATGAAGTCCTTTTGGATGCTGATGATCCAGAAAGCGATTCATTAATGGTTGAAGATACAGATAAGCAACAGATTTTGAGTTATTTACTTGACCAGGATAGTCAAGGTAAGAGTCAGTTAATTAGAGATCTTGAAGATCCTGATACGTTAATTCAGCTTGCTTGGCTTCGTCTGCAAGGACAGAATGCGATTTCAGATACTTCCAGATATTGGAAGGAAACTTTGAAAGAAACAAGAAAAGAAAACGCTAAGCTTCAGAAAGAAATCGAAAAACTGAAAGGTAAAAAAGACAATTCGGTAGTTATACCACAATCTCCTAATAAAGGAGGTAAGTCCATGTCAATGAGTGACTTGTGGTAATTTAATTTAATATATAAAAATAATACGTTTATGAGTAGAATTTCAGGTTTTAGTACAACTAGACCTAATATGGCTGAATAACGTGTGTTGGCCATATAAAATCCTGTGAATTGCTGGAAGTCCTCCAAACTACCAAGGATAATCAGCAGCTAAGCCCTATGATGGGAAAGTTCAACGACTAGAGGGAATCTGATCTACCTCCACGAGCGCAGGACACTAGAAATAGTGATGATATAGTCTGAACATATATGATGGAAAAATATATGGTTTTTGGATAAAGAGCCAAAATGCTAACTCATTAGGACACAAGAACATACGAGGATCAATAAGGTCCCTAATTTTAATTAGAAAATCCCTTTAAATGCTGGAAAATCTTTAGAGATTATCAGCAGCTAAGTTTCAGAAGTGGCAAGCCATTTTGGAAGCCCTGAAAAAAGTTCAACGACTATCCGCAAGGAGTAGGACATTTTTGTTCGAAAAGGGGGAAATCTTAACATTTTTTAATATATGAAATACATAGTATATTTAACGGTTTGTACTGAAAATAATAAAATTTATATCGGAGTACATAAAACTCAAGATCCAACAGTCTTTGATTCATATTTAGGAGGGGGAGTATATGCTTCAAAACCAAGCACTTATAAAAAAAGTAAAACTCCTTTTCAATATGCAGTCAATAAATATGGACCAGCTAAATTTATTCGTACAACAATTAGTATATTTAATACTAAACAAGAAGCATTTGCCTTAGAGGCAATTTTAGTAAATGAAGAATTTGTAAAAAGATCCGATAATTATAATCTAAAAGTTGGAGGTTCTGGAGGTTGTTCTCCAGAAAGATATGTAAAAATTTATATGTATGATCTCAATGGAAATTTTGAACAAGAATTTGAATCCGCTATTGATTGTAATAGGTTTTTGGACAAAAATGCAAAAAATGGAAGTGCGGTTTTAAAAGCACTACGTTTAGGGCAGACTTTACATGGACATCAGTTTTCAAAAGAAAAATTACCATTTTTAAAAGATTTTTCTCCAAAATTCGGCTCTCATAATTTTAAAAGAAAAGTTGGAAGATATAATGACAATGGAGAGCTTTTAGAGATTTTTGAGAGTACTTTAGCTTGTAAAAATGCAGGATATCAAAATGCAAACAAATCATTGAAAACAGGAAGGAAATGTAAGGGATTCATTTTTAAATATATAGATTAAGATTATGATATAGTCTGATCTTCATGGTGACATGAAGCTAACACAATGTTTATGAAATTTCTTGGTGCTAAGCCACAGAGATTAGGCATTGTTTCAGTTCTTTACGATCAGTACACAGCTTCACACTTGACTGAAGCCCTTTTAAATACATATTCTCTTGATAAGGGAAAGAAGAATGCTTTCCAGAGCATTGATTCTTTCGTAGTTGAATGGGATATTAAGGTAGAGAGAATTAAGAGAGTTCCTTTTAGCGCAGTACCTGAGGGTGATGGCGCTAACAAGACCGATGTTCTCTTTAGATTCCCAGAGAACTATTATCAGAAGTTTGATACCTTCATCGTTGATAAGACTCGCCAGCTGTTTATTGTTGTTAATCGTCCTCAGAGAGTACGTGACAATGAATATTTGGTAATTGCTAAGATTCTCGACGATGATTATGGTTCAGTAGTTGATTTGTCAGGATGCCAGGTAGGTGATACTACTAGGTTTGTGACGAATTATCAACCTGAGTTGCATATTCTTTGTGCAATTAAAATTTTCTAAATTGCTGGAATTCCTACTAGGATAATCAGCAGCGAAGATTTAAAATCTAGATAGTTTTATCGGATTTTTTATAACGTTCAACGACTAGGCGCAAGCCGTACATTTTATTAAAATGGAAAGAGAAAATACTAATTGAAAATACGTTGTTTACCAAACAACAAATCTTATAAATAATTACATTTATGTTGGAGTACATAAAACCCAAGATCCAAATGTTTTTGATGGATATTTAGGTTGTGGGGTTTATGTTAATTGAGAACGCTCTTACAAATACGCTAAAACCGCATTTCAGAAAGCAGTTAAAACATACGGTCCAAAAAATTTCAAAAGAGTTATTCTTTCGATTTTCGACACAGAAGACGAGGCGTATTTAATGGAAGCTGATATTGTTAATGATAAATTTCTAGAAAGGTCAGATGTATATAATATGGTTTTGGGAGGAAAATCAGGGATATTTGAAACCGAAAAAATAAAAGTATATAGATATGACTACAATGGAAATTATTTAGAAGAATTTGATTCATTTGCCGATGCAGGCCTTGCTTTAAATTGTGATTATACTTTAATTAGTTATGCTGTACGAAAAAAAACAATTGCAAAAAAGTCCTTTTGAAACACTGATAAAATGGATAAACTTGATTTATCTGAATATAAATTTGGATTTGGAGATCCGAAGGAAATTTTTATATATGATTTAAATGGCACTTATTTAACTTCATATACTTCAATATCAGATGCTGAAATTGGATTAAATACGTATAAGGGTCAAATAAACAAATGTGCAGAATTAGGTATTATATTAAAAAAGAAATACCAATTATCTTTTATTAAAGCCGACACTTACGATGAGGCAAGATCTCAATACGTAAAACAAAGAGCGGTTTTCAGATATAATTCTGACGGAAGTTTTAGTTATGCGTATTCTTCGCAAAAAAATGCCGAGAAGGATAATCCAAATTCAAATATAAGTAAAGCAATTAGATTAAAAGAAAAATGTAAAAATGGATATTTTTGAGGCCTGAGATTCCTAAAAAATTATAACGTTCCAAAGTTAAATCAGAAAAAACGTAAAATTGGAAAATACGATTTAAACGGGAATCTGATAGAAATATACGATTCTGCTACCGCAGCGGAAAAAGCAAATGGTACAAGTGTATGAAAGGTCTTAAATGGAACAAATCAAACACACAAACAACATATTTATAAATATTTAAGTTAGTAATAATATAGTCTAAACAACTAAGTAATTAGTTGATAATCAATCCTTTGGAAGAAGGATATGTAAAATTCCAGAGTAAAATATTGCTCCTTATAAAAGCAATTTTATAAGCAAACCACCTTAATTGCTGGAAGCCCTACAAGACAAGGGGTAATCAGCAGCCAAATCTAATTTTAGAAAGGTTCAACGACTATCGAAACTACTAGTTAGAAGAAAACTCTAATTATGGAAAGGAGTAGAGTACACTTTATGTGGAAAAAGGTGGAATCTTACAAGAGCTAATGTTTTGTAAGATTATGATATAGTCTAGCAATGTGGTAACACATTGATTTACTGAATGTTGAAAAACATCGGACGCTAGTCTTGGGATCTACGTCCACTACCAGTAATGGTATTAAAATAAATTCCTTTTAATGCTGGAACGTCCTTCGGGATAATCAGCAACCAAAGAATAGAGATTGTAAACAGCGTAGCTGTAACACTAGGAAAAGGTTCAACGACTAGTAGAAATACGTAGCGAATAGCGAAAAAAAGGATAACTTATGAATAAAAAATGAATAGTATATTTAACCGTAAATAAAGTAAATAATAAAATTTATATAGGTGTTCATGGGACTTATAATCCGAATGGTAACGATCTATATTTAGGAAATGGAGTAATAGCCTCACAACCGGGAAGTTATAAGAAAAGTAAAACCCCGTTTCAATATGCCGTTAACAAATATGGCCCAAAAAGCTTTAAACGATACACGTTACATATTTGTAATACACCAGAGGAAGCTTACGCAATTGAGTCTATTTTAGTAGATGAAAATTTTATTAAGAGAAAAGATACATATAACGTTGCGCTTGGGGGAGAATGTCCATTAGCAGCAGGAATTGAAATCTTTCAATATGATTTTAACGGCAATTTTGTAAAAAGTTGGAAATCCGCATTAGATGCATCTCATTATTTTAATATTGATGATGGCTCAATTAGAAATGCAGTAAAATACAAAAAAACTTCTTGTGGTTATTTATGGACCGAAATTTATACCGATAAAATTGATCCAAAAGAATTTCATATAGAAATCAATCATGAATTCTTATATAAATTTGACAAAAATGGAAAGATTGTTTCTCAATTTAAAACGGCTAGAGATGCCGCAAAAGACGCAGGAAGTGAAGTTCGATTGATTCTAAATGCAATTGCAGGGAAAAGTAAGAGCAAAGGGTTTTACTATAGTTATGATAAAGATTTTAAAATTAATCCTAATAATTATAATAAAATCGAAGAAGTTTACCTATATAATTTAGATGGCACTTTTTATAAAAAATTTGATTCGCCTAGAGAATGTGCGGACTATTTTGGAGACGTAAAAACGTCTAGAATTTATAGTGCAATAAGAACTGGTGGATTATATAAAAAATATCAAATTTTTAAAGAGCCAACAATCGCAAAAGAATTAGAAGTTAGAAATAGAGAAAAGAAAGTTGGACAATATTCCTTAGATGGAAAATTAATAAAAGTTTGACCAACAATTCAATCTGCGTTTTTAGAATACGGACCTGGAGTTAAGAAATGCGTTAAAAATATGCAAAAACAAACTAAAGGATTCATTTTTAAAGTAATAAGTTAAAGATATAGTCTAATTACTATAGTAATATAGTAGCGAATTGAGATCGCAACCCATCGTGCAGATGTAGATGTTTCTGCTAAGTATTTGCCGATGGAGGATGTATTCATCCAGATTGGAAAGGGTCAGCAAGATGATCCTGTATATGTAATGAACACTGCTGAGAAGGACTGTCTTGATTCCTTCATGGCAGCTAGAAACAATGCCCTTGTATGAGGCAAGAGCAATGTAAATTCAAACGGAAAAGCAACCGTTTTTGATCCTGAGACTGGCAGAGAAATCGTTTCAAGCGATGGTATCATTGCTCAAGTAGAGCGTTTTGCTACAAAGATGCTCTTCACAAGACTTAATGCCAGATATCTCAATAAAGCTCTTCAAATTATGGTAAGCAAGTGCGAAAAGCCTACTGGAAATCATTTCGTTATGCTGTGTAATACCTCAGCTTGGAATGAGGTCCAAGAAACTTGCTCCAACTGGATTCGTGACTGGAAGACTGAAGGCACGTTCCTTTTCTCTAAAGCATCTAATGGTTACGTAGACCTTGGTGCTACTTATCAGTCTTATACTTACGCAGGTAATACAATTACCTTTAAGATCGATCGTTCTATGGATATTGAGTATCCTACTAGAAAATATATGCTTTTGATTGATCTTACAGCTGATGCTGCTAGTGGGAAGCCTGCTCTTGCAATGTTCACATTCAAGGGTGGAGAATTCATCCACAACTGGATTGTTGGTGTAGGTGGAAAATCCGGCCTTGCTTCTGGTGAGGTTTCTAGCAGAGTAGCTGGCTCGAAGATAAATTAATTGTCTTGTTATATGGTGACATATAACTAGCATCCCTCTAATTGCTGGAACGTCTTTAGAGTTCATATAACCACAACATAAATGGAAACGTTAAGTGTGATGGTTTGAAAATATATGAAATTAGAAAATCAGCAGCGAAGTTCCTTAACTGGAAAACGTTCAACGACTAGTCTTTATGACGTAGGCATAATTGCCGAAACGGGGGACATCTTAAAAAGATGAAGATATAGTCTGATCTCATATGAAAATATGAGCTAACACATTGAATTAACTGGGGTTATTAACTAATTAACACTGAACAACTTAGAATGATCCCAAGATTGGTAACAATCTTTAAATAAATTCTTTTAATTGCTGGAAGACCTAAGTGGTTAATCAGCAGCCAAGTGTAGGAAATATAGCAATCGTTTACGAAGCTCCTACAAAGGTTCAACGACTAGTTCTTAGGAACGTAAATATTTAAAAAAATATTGAAATGGAGAATAGCTTAAAATCAATTGTTTACGTAACAGTAAACACAATTAACAACAAAATTTATATCGGAGTTCATATAACCGAAACTCCTTGAGAATGAGACCGGTACTGGGGCTGTGGGGTGACAGGAACATCTTCTTATCACTTTAAATATCCAAAAACGCCTTTCCAAAAAGCGTGTAAAAAATATGGATTAGATTCTTTTAGAAGATATACGTTGTTTGTTTATGACGATTATAAAGATGCGCTTAAAATGGAAAAGGAAATTGTAAATGAAGATTTTATAAAAAGACCTGATACTTATAATGTTGCTATTGGTGGAGGTAGTGGTTTAGTTCCGAGTGAAGAAATTGAAGTACATCAGTATGATTTAGAAGGAAATTATATAAAAACTTATAGATCAATTTCTGATGCTGGGAGAAAAAATAATATATCTCAATCTTCAATTCATCACGCAATTATAACCAAAGGGCAATCTGCAGGTTATTACTGATCGGAAACAAGATGTGCAAAATTAAAAGTAGATTCGTTTAAAAAATCTCAATCAATTCCGGTTTTTTATTATGATAAAACTGGTAAATATGTCGGAAAAGCCGACTCAATGTCGGAAATAGCAAAACAATTAGACACTTGTCTATCTTCAGTACAAAAGGCAGTAAATCGTGGAATTTTATGTAGCGGTTTTTATATTTCTCTAGAGAAAATGGAAACATTTCCAATTAGAAAATATAAAAGAAATAGAAACTCAAAGGTTTATCAATATAGTCTTACCGGAGAGTTTTTATCAGAGTTTGAAAATCTTAATGCGGCTAGAAAGGCGCTTAATAAAAAAATGACAAGACTTTCTGAATGTATAATCGAAAAAAGACCATGTGAAAACTATTTATGAAGTTATGAAAAATTAGAGTCTTTTCCGATTAAATCTCAGAAAAAAAAACAAGTTGCACAATATGATTTAAATGGAAATCTAATTAAAATTTGGCCAACTTTTAGAAGTTGTCAAAAAGAATTTTCAAATGTAAGATTTGTTTTGTCGGGAGTAAGATCTCAAACTAAAGGATATAAATTTAAATATATAAATTAAGCTAAAGATATAGTCTAAACAATATGGTAACATATTGATAATCAAATGATTCAGGTGTAGGAGTTTTCAATCCTTACCGTTCAGTAATCCTCATGAGCGAAGAGAGCAAGAATCCTCTTTTCTCTTACTAGATTTTAGTTAAAATTTAGATACAGGGAACTCCTCTGAAATATGGGGAGTTCCATTTTTAAAAAAGAAAATACGAAATAATAAGAATATATGAATAATACAATTACCCTTAGAACTTGGGCAAAAGTGAAGGAATACCACTTTATGCCTTGCAAACAAGCAAACGGAACTAATTTTCCTTTTGTTAAACCAGTAAGAACGATGCCTGATGGCTCAACCGAGATGATTCTTTCTGAAGCTGAAAGAAACAATCCTGATAGTCAATATTTCCTTCGTGAGGATGAAGATATAGTAGTTACTGATGGTACT